TCCACTCCGTCCACAAAAACAGCCCACTCTCCTGTGGACGTTGCCGAGGATACTTGCGCACTTGCAGTAAAATCAAGCTTATATGATCCAGCTGCTGGGGTGGTAGAAATACTAGACAGAGCTGCGAACGCTGCGCTAGTAGAGTTCTGCGCCGTTGTTGATGTGAAACTGAGAGGGGTTTGGGCTATCGGTTTCCATGTTGCGCTTTCGCGTATCTGAAATTCGCTGCCGTCGTAACGTATATTACCGTTTGTGGTATCCGTAGTTGAACCTATTCTTAAAGCGCTGCTCCAAATACCTAATCCTGTTGAGTTAATTCTTAGGCGCTCAACTGGCGATGTAGACCCAACCGGCGTGGTCGATACTATGAAGTAGCCGGGGGTTGAGGTATCTGTGAATCCAGCCTCGGCGTAAAAAAGCATTTCACCTGCAAAACCGTAATCAGCGCCTTTCCAGCCAAATCCACCCCAGCCACCCAGCTTATCGTTTGCGGCGACCGCTAACTTAGATGCCAATGTACCTTTAGATTTTCGGTACTCAAAATAAGCCGACTCATTCAGTGAGTTATTAGCTTGCTCAAAAATGGCATTTTGTCCGTTTTGGTCAGCTAAATGAAGTTGAGCAGTAGGAGCATTAGTTCCTATACCTAGCCGTTTATTAGTGTTATCCCAAAAAAGATTGGAATCGCTAGTAAGTAGGTTACTTGGATCGCCAAAACCAACCTGACCTTCGGTAATAGATACCGTTGCGGTAACAGAAGTGTTTGTGACGCTAGTAACGCGACCTTGCGCATCGGTCGTAAAAACAGGTACTTGTGTAGCGCTACCATATGTGCCAGGAGTACCAACATTTGGCATTGAAATGGTTCTGGAGGTAGTAATATCACCGCCGCCTGTTAAACCAGTGCCGCCAGTAATTGAGACTGCGCTATGATCAATGTGTTTATTGGCAACCCAATTTTGTAATGCGTCGTGATTAACTCCACCAGGTATAACAGCAGCAGATATTGAATTACCTGCATCGTTATAAGTAAAGTCCACAGAAGATGTGTCTGTTAGTATCCCTCCGACAGCATCCTGAGCCGCTTCATTAAAATCAGTAATAGCGGATGCAGCCAATGAAATCGCTACGTTAGCTGCTGCAGTTAGACGACCGGTAGCATCAACCGTGAATGTCCCTACCTGACTAGCGCTGCCATACGATGATGCAGTTACTCCTGAGTTTGCGAGGTTGATAGTCCTGGATGATGTTAAATCACCAAGTCCTGAGGCGGAAATACCTGTTCCGGCAATCAGTGATACAGAACTGTGGTTAATATGCTCATTGGCAACGTAGTTAGCTAAAAGATTGTGATTAACTCCACCAGGTATAACAGCAGCAGATATTGAATTACCTGCATCGTTATAAGTAAAGTCCACAGAAGATGTGTCTGTTAGTATCCCTCCGACAGCATCCTGGGCGTCTTCATTGGTGTATTGTGTGATGGTAGATGATATCGTTAATGTATTAGAAGGATCGTTGTAAGATAACGAAATACCCGCGCCGGCAACCAACAAAGACGCCAAACGATCATCAACGGCTTCAGAAAAATCTGATACCTGAGATGCCGTAATAGATAATTTAGTTTGATCAAACTGAAGGTTAAGCCCCTCGTTACTCGACGGACTTGTGATGGACTTTTCGAGCGGTGAGGCGGCGTTAATGCCGTTGCTGACCGTTAGTTTTGGGTTAAGATATCCAGCAGTTGTATCATTGGCGGAGATTTTAACCTTCTCGTCGGTTGTGGCGTCAGGAGCTGAGATTTCAATAATCTCATCCCCGCCGGGATTCAATATGGCTAGCGCGATACCTGCTCCGGCACTTAATTTTGACCCGAGGTAATCTGCTGTGGTATCGTTTGAGGTTATTTTTACTGTTGGGGAGTCGCCAAAGATTATCCAATCTGACAAAGATGACGTGCCAACTGACATCCACATTACTTTAGTGGTTTCGTTTATCCAATGTTGACCCACCCGCGTTGGGGCAGCGTTTGGGTTTACCGTCGCTCTTATTACATGTATTATATCGCTCACGAAATCACCTCTTCGCGCATAAATTTAATCACACTGTTTGTCGGATCTGGCTCAAAAAGAAGATTACTTTCCGTGTTAACTGGGATAGAACCACCAAGTAACACAAACTGAACTTCCCTTAGACACGGCACTGACGATGATGAGCCGTTTACCTGAATAGTTGCCTTACCGTTTCCAGAGTTTGTAACAGAGACGGATCCTGTAAAGTCTAACTCAGAAGTTACAAAACTGGTGTTTGACCCATTATCCTTAATTGTAATACGCTCAGGATACTGTAGATACCTTACACCATCCGACGCTGATAAGTCAACCGAGCCGTTGTTAACTATCAAATCTCCGGAGGTTATTAACGGAACAACTTCTGTGCTAGAGGCCCACAGTAAATAATCCATTTGCGGTATTTCGTATGAAAAACCACCAGGTATACTAACGCCGGTATCAAGAACGAAAATCGTGCTAATTGTTGTGTTTTTTAAGATTTTATTCATTTTATCGCCTCAGCGTCAAAAAACAATTTGCCGTTCCTGCCTTGTTTAAGTCCCATGCTGCGTAAAACATCCAAAGTCCACAGCTCTGAATCAGGGTGAATCTCCAAAAACTGATCCCACTTTAGTTTTGCATCATCCCTCATCCACCCTTTAATTTCAACATATTTCTGCTCAGTGATTAAAAACACGTCCGGTCGGTAGCTACTCCCATCCGGCAACGCAAAAGTTTTAGGCTACCATATATACTCAATTTTGTAATAATTAAAGTATTTTACAACCGAGCTTTCGTATGACCCGATACATACGCACTCCTCGCCGGTCTTCCAGTGAGTTACGGTTTCGTGTTCATTGCGTGATCTGGCATTCACCAGCGCTGAATCTTTATGGCGCATATTGTGGTCAACACCGTATCGCTTGTTGTATGTGTCTTTGCATTTCTTGATGTGGTCTGGATGTTGTGAATAATATTCTACTCCGTACCGCTCCTTGATTGTGCTTTTTGCTTTTTGTCTCCCTCGTTTTGGGTGATCATGATTATTCAAAACACTTTCTACAGAGGCCAAAAACTCACCATATTCACTGTCCATGAATAAATACTTATCACTCATGGAACCAATCTCCTTAGCCAGCAATCGACAGTGCCTTCTATTGCTTATTAAGATATCATTAATTTCTTGTGCACTCTTAAACTTTTGCGCTTTTAGCTTTTTGTCTTTGGCGGATCTAAGCGGATGCTTCTTGTTTCGGTATATCATATGACTTAAACGCGCTGTAAACTCACCGTACTCTGCGTCCGTGAATATGTATTTACCTGCTGCTACGTAAGAGTCCTTGTACTCAACCGAACAGCATTTGCTGGCAATTATACAATCAATACTCTCTTTGTTATACTTTCGTACTCTCTTTCTAATCATTAATTAGTACCACTCAATGCTAAACCAACAACTATGTTTTTAGGGCTGTTAGCTGTGCTTAAAGCAACTTTTACCGCTATTTGCGTATTGGTTGGTACCGGCCAACTAACAGGCACGGCACCGCCTTTCGCCGATGTAATAACAACGGTGCCCAAATCCGTTTCACCGGCGCCATTACCGTTGTGGTACGAAACAGTGATGGAAAAAGTAGTTGTTAATTCATTGGTTACATACACATTCACCACGGTAGCATTGTTAATATACACCCAACGTCCAGATATATTTGACGGTACCGTCTCATTTTGTAAATAAGTGCCGGCATTAGTTACAGAACTCCGTCCAAAAGAAAACCCAGGGCTGGCACTCGTGATAATTTTTTGATCAACCTCTTCAATTGCGCCCTGGGTGTTATCAGAAACAAAACCATTAACAGAGTTATCAAAAGGTATCTGCCTTGCGACCGGAGAGATATTAAAAAGAACGCTCGCCATTACGCTCCCTCGCTTATTCGAACTGTATTACTGGCAGAACCAGTTATAATCCAAATTGCAACTGCGTCAGAAGCTGCCCACATGACTTGCTGATCTTTAAAGATCCTGCCCGCGTATGATGACGTTGTAATAGAGTTGTTATACCCCCAATATATAACAACATTGGATGTATTATCTAGTGTTACTAATTTTCTGTTAGCGTACCTAGAGCCACCGACCTTAACCTCAACAGCGCTTGTGCCCACAACAATCGATCCGTACACGCCACCGGAAACCAGCGTATCAGCGGATTGTATATCACCGTTGAGTGTGGATTTGATGTACCCAGTTTCGATCCCGCTGGAGTCAGAACCAGCTATTTTTACGGTTTGGGCTGCTTGTAAATCCGTTAAATCAGCCATTTTTTTGCCTTCATTATATTTACTGTTAAGTATATTTTACAATGATTACAGAGCTTTTAACGTAAAAACCCCCTGTGTATTATATTACTACAACAGAGGGTTAAAGTCTAGGTTATGACGCAAACTTAAGTAAATTCATATCCTTGGATGGTACTGTAAAGGTCAGCGGCTTGATTATCTTTATTCGTCATTACAACCCTTACCCGCACACCAGCTGCTACTTCACGGGTTGGATTAACTTCCCATTCCATATTAGGATTGGCTGTTGAGTTAAAAAGCGTGGCATAAGTGGTAAATACGTTAGTTGCTACACCTGTCTCAATTTGAACCACCATTTTAGCCTTACCGGAGCTAGAACCAATTATTCGAGTCATTGACAAGGTGTTTAAAGCAGTGACGGTATAGTCATGGTTATCAGAGGCTGCAGCTGCGACTGCTACTGCGGCTTTATAATCAGTAACGTCAGTTCCAGGGTTATTACTCATCTGAACTGGCAAGGGGTTACTGATGGTAAAGGCGTTTCCTGCCTCATCAAACAAAGCTACGCCGGCTTTTCCACCAAAGCCAAGTAAGCGATCCCAGTTGGTGCCGTCGTAAACCATGCCAAAGCTGTTAACATCGAGGGCATGAACGTTTGATGGGGAGACGTTATCAGAGGATGGTGTCGCTCCAGTAGACCGAAATGTCTGATTAGTTTCATCAGGAGTAGCGGCACGCGTGTGAAATATGGAGCCAGCGCTATCCGGGGTTGGGTTCGTACCAACATCATAAACGCCATCAATATTAATAGATAAGGCATTAGTAACATTGACGTTTAGTGCGCCAGAGGTAGCAGTTATACGATCCCAGTTGGTGCCGTCAAAACCCATCATAAAACTGTTGGTGTCCAGCGCGTGGATGTTCGCAGGAGCAACGTTATCAGAGTTTGGGTTAGCCGATGTGATTCGGATGGTTTGATCTGTGTCCGCCGGAGAGGCAGCTCTCGCATGACCTATGATACCGATATTGCTAGGATTTGTATTGTTGGTTGCGTGGTAAATGCCATCAATTACAGCTGCGCCCAATTCAGACAGAAGTAAAACTTCAGTTCCACCGCCAACTTGCTGACCAACGGTCTTTACGTGAAGGGCGTTATCCGAAACCTGAGCCTGCTTATTGACACCTGTTGGGTCGGAATAGTCCATAATCTTTATCTGGACTCTTTCGTCCGCATCCTGTATCGACCTAATCGGTAATTGGGAATCGATATCTGCCATGATTTCAGCACCTTACGTTATTTGTTACTGTTTATTGCACAAAAACAAACCAATACACTACTGTTTTATTTTACCATTCGCCGCCTTTCCACTTGACAATATTACAAACTGTGATACATTGGTTAAGTAATTAGGTCGGTGTGGGAAGCAGTGCAAAGTGACGACTCTCCAAAATGGTAATACATCAGGAGCGAAAACAGAGCGCAGGAGACACACGGGTGAAAGCGCAATATGCCCGGAAACGGGAGAGCTAAACTGATGGACTCGAGAAGACGTTGCTCCAAAGTCCATCTGGCCGGGGTCGCATCCGGCACTTGACGCCGAGAAAAGTCCGTCCCTGAGGTGTAAAACATAGGTCGGACACCTATTTTAATACAATACAAAAGTATCACCAAAATGTATAACAAAGGAGCATATCGTGGATAACACAGAAAAAACCAATCAAGAACAATTATCGCTACGGGCTACTGAGTTTTTAGCGCAATTCTGGGACGGCATATTCACTTATGCAGCGATCGCTGCTCACAATAATACACCGACTGATGTTTTAGAGCTGTTATCAACGCATGAATCTGAATTGGTGCGATCTAGGGTAGCTGTAAACCCAAATACACCGATAAGTATACTCCAATCATTAGCTTCAGATCCTGGGGATCCAGTGCGCGAGAACGTAGCGACAAACCCAGGTGCCACTTTGGAAATACTCAAAACACTAATGCACGACAGTGCGCCTGGATGCCGACGATCTGTAGCATTTCACTCTAATACCACAGATGAAATACTTAAGGAGCTTGCTACGGACGCGGACTCCATGGTACGTTGTTATGTAGCATCTAACCCAAACACGTCACAACAAATATTACAAAAACTATCTACTGATGGTTATTTTGAGGTTCGTGACGCTGTTGCTGGTAATCCTAACACCTCAGAAGATATTTTACTTGAATTATCCAAAGACAAGGATCAGTATATTGTCCAAGCTGTTGCTGCAAACCGCAATACTCCGTTAGAAATTCTAAGAAACCTATCTCGGTCAGAGCATATATATACTGCTTACTCGGTTGCCTCTAATCTAAGCACAGACCTAGAGACACTTGTTGAATTATCCAAGAGTGACAACGACCAAGTAGCTAAAACAGCGATAAATACCTACATCCGAAAAGTGTTTGTTTAATACTTTGTGATTTAGTGACCTTTCTTGTTGGGCGGCCCGTAGTACATCTCCGGGTGTCCGCCCGATTCATACTCTTCTCTTGCTTTCGGATAATGAACCTGCAAATAAAAATAAACTAAACCTAATACATCACCCCACTGTAAATCGTGATCATTTAGTAATTCTTCAAAAAATGGCTCCATATCCAATAATACATGCCCTAAAGGTCTGATTTGTTTTGATTTCTTTGGTTTGCTCATTTTTCGCTTCCTTTTTGAACCCATGTGTTATATTATCTTTTTCTGACAAAACACTCAAGTTATTTTAGTTTCGTCCGATAAGTGTGTTAATAGGTTTCACGAAAGGATCTTAAACATGGAAAAACATTTAGGAAAATTAGTACTCACTGGAATCCTCATTCTTACATTTCTCATAACTCTTGCATTTAGCTGTACACAGATCGAGACCGGTTCTGTAGGGATCGCTCGCGTCTGGAAAGAAGTGCAAGACCAGCCTCTAAACCCCGGTATACACTTCTATAACCCTTTCTCCACCGATGTGGAAAAATTTGATGTCAAAGAACAGCGCTTTGACATCAAAACTCCCTCATACACCAAGGATACGCAAATAGCTGAAATAACAATAACAATTAACGCAGCGGTTAGCCCCAATAAGGCGGTGGAATTATACTCCAAAGTGCTACATAACTGGAACGAAGTTATACTTTCGCCACTTGTTACTTCGGCAGCTAAGGATATTGTTGGTCAGTTCATAGCGGATGAGCTTATCTCCAAAAGAGAGGTTGTGCGGGAGCAAGTTAAAAAACATATAGAAGCAACCGCCTCTGGATACGGTATTATTATTACTGCGGTAAACTTTACCAACATAGACTTCGACGATAAGTATGAAAAAGCTGTTGAAGATAAGGTTGTTGCAATACAAAAAGCGGCTGAAGCCAAGAATAAAACCGTGGAAATATCTGAGCAAGCTAACCAGCGAATTATACAGGCAAAAGCTGAGGCTGAAGCCATTCAGATCCAAACCGAGGCGCTGGCTAAAAGCAAAAGCCTGATTGAGTTCGAGGCTGTGAAACGATGGAATGGGGTGCTGCCCCAATACATGATCGGTGGAGGATCCGCTCCTTTTATTCAGATTCCAGCAGCATCTAAATAATCAAAACCAAAGGAGATAATATGTCAAACGAAGAAAATAATATGTCAAACGAAGAAAATAATATGTCAAACGATGGAGTTGCTAAGGCTGAAGAGATCGTCGCTCAGCAAGAGGTTGGTGGTTACCCAGCGCCGCAGATTACACCACTCACCGATGATCAGATACGAAAAACCATTGACTATGTGCGCGACGGGATCAAAATGACCACGAAAACGCACCAACCGTTTGATGAGCAGGTGGTCCGTGATTTGATCAAAAAGCACCGAGAGTTAAATAACATGCCGCCATCCGATGAGGTGCACTTTCGCAAATCCCCGCGCGCTGTGCTGGATGAATTCCCGGATACCTCGGTCGATAATGCATTGATTGGTCAAAATGACGTTAGTTGGCGCCAATTTTTCATGTTTTTTCGGGATGAACTTCATTATAGATCCGAGACTGACCGGACTATGCCATACAATGAATTAGTTAATCTTGTTGGTTGGTTATGGTTATGTGATGAGCACGCCATTGTGGTTGAAAAGCCGGTCGAACTCCATGTAATAGAAACTGATGAGAAAATTGGTGATACGGGTCTCAATCAGTATGTTGCTCACAATGAGAATGGTCCGGCTATATTATACTCTGATGGTTTTGGAATCTTTGCCATCGAGGGTGAATACATTGGTAGCACCGTGAATAAACTAAGGGGGTGACCTTCGTGCATCGGGTTCGTTTTTTACTCCACTTTCACGCCGACCTGTGCAACAGGCTCGGCATTTTTCGTTGCATTGTTAAGGTTATTGAGTTGCCGGCCAAGAATGTTGGCATGTATTACCCACATCTGCGCGAGATCCACCTTGATCCATGGCTTTTAAAAAGAAAGAACCGTCAGCTACTAATCCAAACCATCGCCCATGAAACATACCACCACTACCAATACGAGAGGGGTGTGTTCACATGGTTGAGTGGCCCTGAATATTACAAAGGGCTTCCAGTGGAAAAGATAGAGATGACTGTGCCGCACAGCAAAAGACCATGGGAAAGAGCTGCTAATAGGTACGGAAACAAAATATTAAAAATGTATAACAACGGAGAGCTGAAATGGTTAAAAACAAGGAAGACTGTCAGTGGTGCATGAACACGCAACACATCGATAGAAAGATCTTTGGTAATATGCCGGATGAGTATAGATTTAGGTGCTCAGGATGCCACGAAGAGTGGGCCGAAAGTCACGTTGAGTGCGACATGTGTATGAAGCTCTTATGCCTTGATGATTATGATACATACGCTTACGGTGGGGATGTTTCTGATAGATATCTTTGTGTGGATTGCGTGAAAAAGAGGTGATAAACACCTCCTTATTTTTAGAGTAATTTCAGGAATTTGAGGTAATTTCTATACTCTTCAATGGATACCAGAATATCATCTATTGCTCTATGGGCAGACCACTGAGCTTTCGCCAGAACCACTTCAGGTGAATACAATCTTAAGCTTTCCTTGAAAGATGATACATCAACAACCCTGTAGTGTAACAAATTAGTTAAACGAGACATGTGCTGGAGAAGAAACCTCTGATCAAAACCAATGGTGCTGCCATGTAAAGGAGGTTTTTTCATACCAAAGTAATTGGAAACGAATTCTATAGCCTGGTTTTCGACCGTAAATAGGTCCGGAGCTGATTTAACCATATCAATAAGCCCTGATACGGTGTGCATGTTTTTTACAAAAACGTCCATCTTCTCAAGAGCTTCGGGTGATTGTTGTACAGGAGATGAAAACTGGTCAATAACGTTTAGCTCACCATTAGTGACTACCAGCCCAATCTCCAGTATGTCGTGAGTGTGCGCATGAAGTCCCGTGGTTTCAAGATCTGCCCAAAGCAGACGCTCTTCTAAAAGTCTTTGATTACTCATTATTGTCCACTCCATTCTAAGATTGCTGAAAGGAGTCTGTTATACAAATCAACAGCATAACCTTCTGACCTGCACAGACACATCACTTCATTATTTGAGTAATCCGTGTTCTTGCCGGGGCAAAACAAAGTCACTATATCGTTGTGTTCTCTGATTTCCGGACAATCTATTGATGCAATACAAACCTCATTAGTGGCGCGAAACAACTCACCCGTGCCGCGCAGATGCTCAGGAAATTTACCCAGAAATTGCATAAACACCATACGCCCCTCGCAACTCAGCTTAATCCTGAATTTACTCATATTATACCTCTTAGTTTGCGCACACAGTTTATGATCCAAAACGGCACTGTACAAACAACTGACAGAAAAATATAGGCTAGCAAAGGTCTTACTTTTAAGTCGGACTCGCTTATCGCGGCAGCCAACTTTGTACCGTCAGCAAAAATAAGCGAGCCAACAATAAATATACCGGATTTTGATTCACAATCAAAGTACACCGAGTTAAATAGAGGTGCATACATCGTGACGGCAGTGTCACGTAATATAGCGTCCTTAGTTACTTCGTAAAAGGTATATCTTCCGTGCAAAGTCAACGGCCCCTCAACTTTACGTGTCAGTAGGAACAATTTTTGATCTTTAGTCATTTTAAGCTCCTTGTTTCTTGAATCAATAGTCGGCGGATTTAACCACTCTTAAAGCAATTTCATCCCAATTAGATGTTGCATTGATTAATACTGTAACGATATAGAGATCTTGCGCACAAATCTCCCCTTTTTTAGAATCCTGAGGTTTTGTTTCCGTGTTCAAGATACGTCTCCTGTTATGTATTTCTGTAAAAACGCCACCCAGACCTGATCAAGATGTTCAATACTCTTTTACGAATCTCCGACTCCATTTCGTCGCTGGTGTAATCAGGTGAGTAACTAACCGTGTCGGCTCCGATATTGTTGTACAATATGACTGCGCGACGCTTTTCGTAATCTATAACGTAGGTATTAGTTTGTTCTAACGCCACACGCAAAGAGTCGCCCTCATAGGCTTTGTTGTTGTTATCGACAAGGCAGAAGTTCATGATTACTCCCTATCTTTAACAAGAAGTGAGTCCGCAAGACGTAACATTAAACGTGCCACACTCTCAGACACGCTGAACACGTGGATATCCCCGTTAACGTCCTCGCATTGAATCGGAACACACTCCCCTAGTCGACCAGTGAATTCACATCGGTCGTACTCAATATTGCCAATCCAGTCGCCTGGGTGTTCCCATGTTTCGTTGGCGAATTCCAGAAGGTCGTGCTGATCTATTATTTCCTGTTGTTCTTGCTCGGTCATGGTTAGCTCCTTTTGTTGGTGATTATGTCTCGCTAACAAAAGGCTTATCGGCTGATTTTTGGGAAACTTTAGGGCTGATCCAACGAGAGGTGATTGAGAGCGTGTTCGTGGCCTTGTTGGTGGACCTCAACCTGATTATCTATTAGAAGATACGGCTTTTCCCTAACTATCTCAGTAACTTCCCTAAATTTCGTTTCAAACGGCACCTGCCTTTTGATCTCAAGAATTGCTATAATTTGCGTTATCCCCAATGTTGTTAATTCATTTAAGTCGTTAACATACATGAAATCTTTCACCACTCCGTACCCCGAAAAAGGGTTACGATTGTAATAAATCACAACAAAAGACATGTATAACTCCTTATAAATGTTGTATTATTTCTAGTGATGTCCGATAAACTGTCCAATAAATAACCACTTTCAGTACACTGTCGAATCAATAAAGACCAACTCCATACGCTTCGAGCGACTTTCTGGCGGTTTTTAGCCACACCAAATACATTTCTTCCTTGGTGAGTCCTCCTGTTATCTCACTGGCAATCCCATTAAGACGCCGCCGCCCTAACCGACGAGATCTTTTTCTGAAATACCTAGAAGCCAGCTGCCAGTGAGCCCGAATCAGCCGTAATTCACGTTGGTTTACCGCTTTCGAAAGATCTCCCTTGAGGGACATAACTGCCAATCCAATTGGGTGCTCCAGGTAGTTGAGCGTTAATTTACCTAAACTCATGTATTATCTCCTTTCATCACAGCTCGCAAAGAGGTGAATTAAAATCACTCTATAAGGTAATTAATTCTTTATAACGCAAATTCAATCGATTAGCCCTTAACAAGATTTTCCCAATCGTTGCGTTGCGCCGGGTCTACCCACACAAACACTTTATGGTCATACTCAGGCGGACAACCGTGGGGTGTGGTTATGGCTCCCCGCAATTCTTTGCTAGCGAATGGTCTCCATTCTTGTAGTAATTTACGACAACGTAAGCAGCGGTCGGGAGTTAAATCTAAGGAATATTTTTTTACCCATTCGTCTAATGGAATACCTGGGTATATCATTTGTTTACCTTTATGTGCATTATTGGTTAGTTTTTCTTAATTTTTTTGGTGGTTATACACTCTTGGTTTTAGATTTGGGTTACGTTTTAAGAGTTTACTGTATAAATCAGGACGTCGTTGTTGCAAAGCGTTTAAAGCCTTGCCTTCTTTTGTTCCTTGTTTTGGTCTTTCTGTGTATGACAGAAATTCTTCATACCGCTGTTCGTAGGATTTTTTAGTTGGTCTTAAATTTGGGTTTAATTCCAGTAATTTATTATATAAATCAGGGCGTTGTTGTTGCAAACCATTTAAAGCTCCGCCTTCTTTTGTTCCTTGTTTTGGTCTTTCTGTGTATGACAGAAATTCTTCATACCATTGTTCGAAGGATTTTTTAGTTGGTCTTAAATTTGGGTTACGTTTTAAAAGCTTACTATATAAGTCAGGGCGATACTGTTGCAAACTACTTAAAGCCTTGCCTTCTTTTGTTCCTTGTTTTGGTCTTTCTGTGTATGACAGAAATTCTTCATACCGCTGTTCGTAGGATTTTCTTGTTGTCCTTAAATTTGGATTTAACTCCAGTAATTTATTGTATAAATCAGGGCGTTGTTGTTGCAAATGATCTAAAGCTTTGCCCTCTTTTGTTCCTGGTTTTGGCCTTTCTTTATATAACAAGAACTCTTCATACCATTGTTCGAAGGATTTTCGTATCTCCCATCCCGCAGCCTCAGCAATTTCACGCTGTATTCCTAGTTTCCAGGCTCTAAGGTATGATTTGTTGTCTTTTCTTCTCCAATCCGTTAACGAATTGAAATCACTAATCTTTTGAGTCATGATCAACCTCCATCAATTACCTAGCTATCCAGCCATTGCTCTTAAAATACTCAATAAAATCCTCAGTGGTGTTCAAATGACTAACATCATCTCCATCTCCTGCAGACAATCTTACCGCATCAGCTATGCTCACACTGGTAAAAGCACTGAAAGCCTCCCCGTATTGGTGAGCCAACTCACGCATCACGGCCTCAACTCCCTCAGCCAAATCACGCAAAGACTTTGGAATAGGGATAATAATAGGTGAGGGGTTTTTACAAACTCGTGGCTGCCATTTGTAACCCACGCTTTTCGCCCACTGAGTCAGCTCCTCGTTTTTCCTGCTACTGCCTTTTTCCGTCAAAGCGGATAACCAGTTAGCCAGCTGGCGCTCATAATAATCATCTCCGTCTTTAGAATCAGCAGATCCCGACCCATCAGCTGCAGGTAGGCGCCCCCTCACCTGGTAAAATTCTTTAATCTTTTCAGCCCAAACGGTTGGGCTCCGCTTAATAATACTGACAGACATATTACCTATCTTTGCGGTTCCGTCCCAGTCCCTGTACCCGCCAGGGGTTGATATTTTTGTCACAGCCTGTAGCAATAACCGTACCAAACTTTCATACTCAGCAGTCATGACTTTGTAATACACCTTTTTGGCCCCAGCTGGGCTTTTTCTTGAAACGCGACCAACCATCTGCATAATAACCGATAAATCTTTGGTTCCGGACATATCCACAAAACACTCGGTGTTTGGGCTGTCATACCCAATCCTTCCTTTTTGACAAATAACCATAACTCGACATGTTTTTGATGAATCCCAGTCAGTTAGTTTCACGGTTTCTATATTATTATGGTCAGTTGTGTCAACGCCGACAAATCCTTCCTTAAACCTCTCTTTGAATGCTTTATACACACGATCAGCTGTTTTGTTGTTATTGCAAGCGATGATGGTTTTTGGAAATCGAGATACATCGACGCCAGTGATCACCTTGGCCGCACCAACACTGAACGCACCCGCTAGCTTACCAAACATAGTCTTTGGTTGGTGATGTTTTGACATTTCTAGGACTAAGTCTTTGATACTGTTGACAATATCCATTTTTTTGAGCGAAACACCTTCTTTTAACTCATTCCCTGAGTAATCATCATCGGTTATACGCCATTTGGTTTGCACCCCAACCATGGCGTAATCGGATACGCAGCCCTTTAAGTATGCCTCCACCATGGACACGTAGTGCTTTGAGAAAGACCCCTTTAGCATGCCGTGCGATGCCGTTAGGTAAACCCATTTGGCTTTGGGATTATTGAGCTTAATAACTTTGTGCTCATTACCAGTGACACGCTCATGAGCTTCATCCACGAATATATAACTAAAGTGATTTTTGATGGTTTTGCAGTTGACAGGCAGATCCACAACTATGCGATTTTGTTTATAATTAGCTGCATCACCGAAAGGTATGTTGTGCTGCAGGAGCTCTTTACCAAAGTTTGTTTTTAGCGTGTTCTGCCCGTGAGTTAGGACCAGTATGTTACCTTCGAGCTCGTTTATCATGGAGACAGCGGTTCTGGTTTTGCCTGTTCCAGTAGCCATGGCTAAAACTGGAATCTCGGCCTGAGTCTTTCTTTGAAGCTCATTCATTACGCTGTTTTTGATACTTTGTTGGTAATCATATAATTCAATAGCTTGTGTCATTTTTGAGATCTCCTTTGTTTTACTTAGCAGTAGCTTTCAATGATTCCTTATCGGGCGCTGGCTTAGAATCTTTAGTCATTCTTTTTGGTCTTAAATTTGGATTTAACTCCAGTAATTTATTGTATAAATCAGAGCGTTGTTGTTGCAAACCGTTTAAAGCGTTGCCTTCTTTTGTTTTTGGTTTTGGTCTTTCTTTGTATAACAGAAATTCCTCGTACCATTGCTCCCAGGTTTTTAAAGTTGGCCTTAAATTTGGGTTTAACTCCAGTAATTTATTGTATAAATCAGAACGTTGTTGCTTCAAACCATTTAAAGCGATGCTCTCTTTTGTTCCCGACTTTGGTCTTTCTGTGTACGACAGAAATTCTTCATACCATTGTTTGTAGGATTTTGGGATCTTCAACCCCAAAACCTCAGCGATTTCGCGCTGTGTTCCTAACTTCAAGGCTCGTCGGTATGATTTTCTATCTTTTCTCATCCAATCCGTTAATGAATTGAAATCACTGTAATTTTTCATATAAATCCTCAATCACCCTAAACTCCCCACAAAACACAACAAACTTACCTCACCTTATCGGCGCCCCGACCCAAAACTTTAATACATTTTCATTTAAAAGTAATTAAAGTCTCACACGCCGTCAGCCGATAAGACTCTATGGATTCCACAAAAGGAGATTAAAATGGATTATTTTAAGATTAATGGCGTAGAATATCAACACGCTACCTGGAAAGTTTTTTTAACCCCAAGTATCGACGACAGTAACAAAGCACTGATATTTATTACTATAAATGACGCACCTGATGGTTTTGGCGACCTACTTACGGATCCCACGCAGGAGCTAAAAATTGATGCGCAGCAGGATATTCGTACGGGTCAAATACTATCCCTTAAAGGAGCTCTCACAATATCCAAACGGGAGGCGCGTAGATATGTTAACCCAGAAGAAGTATTACCGAAGCATAGTAAGAGTTTCAATCTCTCTGGCTCAGTACTGGTGCATGAGTATAAATTGATCCTCAAAACTCCTGGGTTAGGGTGGTAACATCCTCAAAAAGTAATGCCCCCCAGGCTATTAACCTGAGGGTCCGGCCACGAAAGGCACCACTAGGGTGTTACTACGTGGGATTCTCTCTTTTTACGCTGACATAAGGTATCCACAGAGCTGTTGCTTGATGTTTTCATTCTGCCTTTGTTTAAGTTGAGCTACTATTTTATTAACAATATCACTGGCTAAATCTCCGGCGGTCACACCCGTGATTTTAGACCAAGTTTTATACCTATTAAATAGTGAGCTTTTTAGTCTTACTGATGAAATTCTTATGCTGCCTATCTCTGCTGTGGTTGTATCTATATTGTGCTTAATTGAATTATTGGTTTCCGACAAAACCACATAAATCGCCAGTAACGATCGTATTACTGCGCTATCGTCCACACCATACTCTTTACTGTATCGCCTGATAAACTCCTGAGTATCGGTGTTAATCAGTATGTTTTGTATACGCATTTTGTCTTGGTGTTTTTTTTCAGTTTCTTTATAAAATCGCTCTTGTTTCTCAGTCGCTGCTTTATCCCAGAATTCCACACCACAGTCGTCACATACCTGGATATACACCCCTTTATACTTGTCTAGGTGCTGCATTTTGACTAGTTTTCTTTTTATTTGATTGTGTTGGCACTCAGTTTTCATTTGTTTCCTCGCGAAATGATTGTATTACACAATCCTGCTTGTCATGACTCACGCTTTTTGGTCCAAAAAAACATTTTAAAAAATAAGTTTTCTGGTGTCCGGCAACAGAAAAATCAAAATTACACTGAAACACTTTATCCTCTGCATTGACGGTGTGCTGTGGGGTGCACTTATCGGGTTTGCAACCTGTTTGCCTTGGTAACCACTTATCGTTTCGTATCGAATGCACCGACGAGAGTATCGTCTTGAACTCATTTACGCCCAAACTTGGCTTGTCGCGCCGGTTGCTCCAGTAACATAACCTACCATTTTCTACACAGTCTTTGATGCGGCTTAGCAGTTGCTTCCCCTCCAGACTCATCCACGCTACAATATTATTATATCACATTTGTGATATTAACAAGTCATATCGGATAAACTTGCATAATCTTTAGTTTTTATTTAGGCTTATATAAGTCAGATGACCGCTTGATATTCCAGGATAATCTAACCCAATCTCAGAACTCAAATTGCGCGCCTAGTAATACCTTTTTGTCGCTTGTATAGACACCCTGTATAAACATTGGCCAGAGTCTACACCATATCCCAGCCTTCCGCCCCGTACCTATCCTTAATTCAAAAGCCCGCCCAGCAAACGGCTAAGCGGGCTTACAACCAGGTCACCCATGTGAGCCGATTGGTATGGCTTACTTAGCGAGCTCGGCTTTCAGCTCTTCGAGTTTAGCATCTTGGATCTTGATATTATCTTCGATACGCTTGATTTGCTCCATGAATTCCAAAGCTTTTAGCTCCAAATCCATTTTTGCGGTAAGAACTCTGTGATATTCCAGCTCTTTTCTCTTTTTTTCGATATCCATGGCACTTCCTTAACTGATTAAGACATATTCCATTCGTGAATAAAAATTAGCAACATATGGCCTGTTATGCAAGATAGTTACTTTGATCGTTGTGCCGCCTGGCACAACCAATCCACCAGAAATACCGGACTTAAGTTCCCAGCTGCCATTCATGCCGGTATTCCACCATGTTATGTACTGTGCTTTAACATCGGTATCAAAGTATAGCTTATATGTGCCAATATTCCCACCACCGAATTCAAAACGAACAGCATGAAATAAGGGTGATGCGGGAACTACAAATACCAAAATATTTGTCTCAACCCCAGTCGCAACCGCAACCGCCTCTTGGTATTCACTATAAGTAGTATCAGTTGTAGCTGTATCTCCAGGTATCTGACCGAGCCCAATAGGGATCACCTCGGAAGAGCTACCGCCGCTACTGGGTTTGATTATACTACCCCATCCCGACATCGTCAATCCTAAAAATTATCTAAATTACCACATTGAAATCATGAGTTTACCGGTGGTAGCTGCTACACCACTAGTGCGGTAAACATAAAGTTTAGAGCCCGGATCAAACTCATAATAAGGTGCGCCGTTCATGGAATAATTCATTACCTGAGAACCAGGAACTTTGATCCACAAAAGGCGATAAGATGTATCCGCATCGCTATCAACGCTTGGGTGAGCCAGGAGTAATCCAACCTCTGCATCAAGGTGGTTAGCGATGAAGTTAAAACGTAAAAACTTTTCAAACCGATAGATCATCTTAGCGGTAGCTACACTGTTTGCAGCATTAATATCCGCGACAGAGACTTCGATAAAACTGCTATTTAAAGATCTGGTTGACGCGAAAATACTAGCCATGTATTAAATCCTTTTCTTTTGAAAACTTTCCCACACCTGCTTAATTGTATAACTTTTTCCACACTTTAGGCAAGTGTTTGGTGCGCCACTACTTTTAAAGAAGCGCTCAGCTTTTCCGCAGTGGTAGCACTGAATAGAAGCGTGATCATTGTGTAATATTTCCAAGGATTTGTGTAATTGCTGCATACTGTGAAGCAGCATAACTTCCTTAGGAATCTCATTAAATGATGAAGATGATTGAGATTTTTTAAGAGCCTCTACATAAGCCTTTGGCGGTGTGGTAGATTTTTGAAGCGACGGAGCTTCATCAATAAACAAAGCACCAGCACACTTAGGGTTACAAGGCTGAACGGTAAATGCGCCAGAGATGGCGACGGTCTTAGTAAGCTTTTTACCTATGCTCTTATCTCTGGTTTGGTTACCCATGGCATCCACGCGCTCGTGTATTTCACCATCGACAGATAGACCAGGTTGCAGCGAAAGTCCAGGATTATTATTACAATACTTTAGGATTGCAGCTGCAGCTTTGGCATTAGGATGATCCTCGTTATCAAACAATGTGCCTTCTGCGTATAACAAAGGAACTCCTGCGTGATTCCAGCACCGGAGTTGTTTTTCGTTTTCGCAGTCTTTTGGGCTTTTGATCTTCTTAGAATAAGTAACAGCTCCCAAAACCCTGAAGCTTGAGAGCTCGTCATGCTCATCTCTGAAAAATTTAAGCCTGTCTTCCAGACCATCCAAAATAATGGTTTCCCCGACATTGTCAGGGTTTTCAGCAGCTACTATTCCATATATCTTTGTGCCTGCCATGTGTTTTCCAATGTATAACACAGTTTAAGGACGTAATACACCTTGTGACTATTTTAACACTGAATGGCGCATGAAAAATACACAAAAACACTAACTGCCTAAAATTATTAATAATTACAGCTTATAAAGCCATAAATACAGTGCTGCTGGAATAATAACAGCGAAAACTCCAACACCCACCAACGACGATGCGATTACGGCCCCTCTTATGGCCCCCGAAACCTCGTCAATTTCAACCTGACGGGCGCAACTCTGGTAGAACTCCTCTTCTCTTTTTACCTGCAGATCAATTACATTACCCATGCTTTAATCCTTTTTTGCCGAAGTTATCTCGCGTATTACAGCCTCATTTTCAGCCGCCTTATCGCGATTTAGGGCGCTCTCTACAGAGAACTTCCCTGGGTAACGAGCCGACAGCTTGGCGATGTTCGCTTTTGCACACTGCTCGAGGGTAAGTCCGTAGCTCTTAGCAAGAAGGCTGACGCCCCACATAATATCACCGAGCTCCTCGGCAACGTTTACGCCATCCTCAGAATAGATACCAGCGCTCAGCTCTGCCACTTCAGAAGTCAGGAGCATCAGAGCATGAAATGAACGTAACTTATTGATTTTATTTTCATTAATGCCTTCCGCATCTGTTGCGCGGGTTTTATACACAAGCTTTTTCTTAGCTTGATCGATCAGATCACCATAATACTGAATATTAGTGAAATACTCATTGATTTTATCGCCAATTGGATCTAATTCATTCAACGCGTGAGCTAGCTCAGATTTGGCGTAATGAGCGTCATCACCATCAGTTCTAAGAGCTTGGGTTTGGTAGTCATTTAAAAGCATGGTTCCCTCTTACTGTTGTAGCCACTCAATAATTTGAGCGCCGTGTTGATTTAGTGTATCTTTTTCATATGCACCTTGTCCAGCCATTTGTATTGCCTGAATGGCTTTTTCCGACGTAGTTTGATTTTGCTTCAGGTTTACAAAATAAGGCTTGGATGTCATCAAAAAACATCTGGATGAGGGTATACCAATAAACACCTGTCTTTCGAAACGGATTAGCAGATTAGAAAGATTATTAAAATCAACAACTTGTCTTGGGTTGTTACGTAATACTAAAGCGTCGCAAAACTGGACCATTCCAACGCGTTCTTTGGGCTGAGTAGACTTGGTTAAATCCAAAGAAAGCTTTGCCGGGAATCGGATCACAAGCTTTCCGTGCGCATCAGTGACACCTTGTGACAAATCCGAAAGCGGTTTGCCAATGATACGGTCCGCAGTAATAACACCGGGGTGGTGTATGGCTGCTGTGTCAACAAATTCGCCCCTATCTTTTGAGACGTAATATATAACAAGATCTTCCTGCAACTGAAGCGAAAGAGCCTCGAACCCATCTTGATAAGCCACGGCCATGGTAGAGCCGCTAGGATCGAAGATTTGCTTACCAAGGAACCGCAGAGTCTCGCCGGTGTGCTTACACAGCAATAGGTTGTTTGTGAACTTAAAACGGTCTGGATACTCCGAAGTCATACGATCGATAATTGCCTCAAAGATCGGACCTTTATTAACCGCGGCCTTTGTTTGGTAGTGCGCACTAGGGTCTTCGGTTTTCGATCTCAGCTTAGACGCGCGATATAATATGAACTTATCATCAAACTGGAATACATTATCTTTATTACTGTTATATTCAGGCAAATTAATCAGCATTGGGGTTGAAGCCTTGAGAGCTTGCAGAGCCTGTGGATAATAATCAAAAGGATCGTGTGACGATGTAATTATACTCATATTAACCGCCTGTTTTTGCTGATTTTTCTGTGTGTTTTTCTGAAAGCTCAAACAAGATGTCCCGCACCAAATTTATACAATCCGTATCCTCGGGGGTCAAAACCGCAACAAACCCATACTCCTGGTGTGTCACGGTCATACCCTCCGGATCGTCCTGGATAATGAGTTTGTGATTAATTCTCTCTAGCTGACCTTTAGTCTTCACGAACCATTTAGACACAACACTCTCCTTTTTCAATTTGGTATTTGGTGTAAATTCTTTTTGTTGAAATATCTCTTAATTAAACCGTGCGTGCGCGAGCTGATTTCCTTATCGGACAGAGTGACCGAATTCATGATATCTAAATTAGCCTCCTTGGAGTGGTCAAACCCAAAAACGCAGTGCCCGACCTCATGCAAGAATAACGAAAGGCGCTCGTTAGGTGTGTAACTCTTCCATGACTCTTCATCAAAGACTATGGTGTCAGCCCAATAAAAACACACTCCTGCTCGATCTGATTCCCTGAAAACTACTCGGTTGGTGAGAGCTCGGCTAGTTAATGAGTCATTCAGTGTTTTAGATAAGTAAAATTTATGTTTAAAAACAGGCTCATATAGCTCTGGCTCGAATCCATTGTTTTGTGCCATAAGCACCAACACCATAGTCAGCTTGGCGAGCTCGAGCTCGTCCATTGGTTTAGCCCCATCCATAGTGAGTTTTAAATCCATTTCGTTTTGAAACAACCGATGCTTTGTATACAAATAAGGAGTCGCTGTCGCTAATAACACAAACGCCAAGGCAAGTGTTCGAAAATACAAGGCTTTTCTCATAAAAATACTCCACAAAAAAACAACCCGCTGTAATAATACAACGGGTTGCGGAAATAGTCAACAACAGAGTTCAGTGATGCTCATGGGATAGTGAGCCATCTGCGTTTATTGTGAATTTGCACTTATCGCTATCATTTGTGGTGTAATTGCCGGGAGGCAGGATTGTCAAAAAGGTTGACCCGCCCTTGCCCTTGGTTTTAACGGTGCCTATCACGGATCCGTTTGATAACTTAAGGAGGGTTTCATCAACAACCCCGGCCGCATCTCCGCACGGATTTAACGACTCAACCTCACCAAAATTTAGACCATCCTGATCATCAGCGCCATTTTGACCAGCTGGACCTGTTTCCCCCCGAGGTCCGGTTTGACCATCCGCGCCATCCGCGCCATCAGCACCTGGTGCTCCGTTACAAACCTCAGCCGATTGCATATTAAAGTCATCAGTATCTAGTTGCTCGTTTTGGTTTGAATCCAACGCCATTAAGATTGTATAACCACCATTTGCGCAGGAACTGGTTTGAACCGTTGCCATAATCCATTGCGCGGCATCTTCCCCATCTTCCCCGTCCTTACCTTTAGTAATAACAGTCTCTTTGGTGCCACACCGAATAACAGTGTAATCTTCGGTGTCCTCAGTAATTACACATCCACTGCCAGCTGGGCCTTGCTTCCATCGACCGTCTGGATAATTAGTTCCGCAGGCTGGAACCACCAAGAATAACAAAAAAATCAAAAACTTAAACATATTGCCCTCTTTTATCAATAAATACTATAACTTACTATTTGATTATTAGATTCTAGCTCGCTAAGCAGCGTATCAAGCCTAGCTCTTAATTTCTTATCGGCTTCTGCGTCAGAAACTTGATATCTAATTGTGATTCGTGGGCAGGCGTGGCCAACCCCTTTTAAAGCCCCGTCCTTGGTGTAAGACATAGTTTGGTACCCCGAAACAAACGACACCAGCGCTGCTGGCAAATCCCTGTAATACACATACGCTAAAAGCGTCTTATCACTCATATCGTATCCTTAAAAAAATACCCCATCAGGAAGAACAATTCTCCCCCTGCTGTAGTCAGATTCCATTTTCTTGGTGAGAGCTGTTCTGAATGGCTGGTAATCTTTCAGGAAATCTAATATCTCCTGATGCATATCTTTGGAAAAAGCGCTTTCGTCCCGAATTCTCATGGTGTATTTATAGATGTGCTCTGCCAGACCCTCATTTTCCCTACCGTACCTCTCCAACTCATGAAGAGATGGGTTTCCTTTTAAAAAATCCGCCTGATTGGGTTCGTACTCGGCTAGATACTTACAGAGGTACGAATAACTACTTCCATACATCGGATAATCAAGACCAGCGTAATCCCACGGGAAGAGGTCTTTTCGGGCAAACAATCTTGAAATATTCAGGTAGGTGGACATAACAACCCTCCATACTGTATTTTATCCCTTTAATCCCATTCAGACAATAGCTAAAATATTGATTAATAAAATCAAATACATATAAAATAACACAAACTGTTATACATTCAGCTAATACTCCTTCTTACTCAAACTTTACTACTTTACCTATATTAGGAAAAGATGAGTATTAGTAAGAAGTAAGTAATAATTCTTTATGATATGAAATATTGTTGTTGATTAGTAACTCTCTTTTTGGTAAATTGTATAATAAGTTCAATGTTATACAATGGTGAGCTAATGCATAAATTTAATCTAACCGCAATAGAAAGCCCTCTTCCTTCCATGATACAAATCAGTGGCGAGGAGTCAGAGAAAGAAAAACTTAAGAAAAAACTCACTGTTTATAACTCATCTGTTGGTTACCAACTCAAAGGTGTAAAAAAACAATTGGAATATTGGAAAACCAGAAAGAAACATGCCCAGTCTTTAGATCTGCCGTATGACCAGTCTTACAGTAAGGTAGAGTTCTTCACTGAAGAGTTAGCTCGACTTAATGACTTGCTGCACACCGAATATTGGACCGAAACAGATGGTAAATTATACATTCCGGCCGGTTTGTATTACATGATTGAGCATTATGATCCAGTTATGGTTAGGGGAGACATAGAGCCTGTAATTCCCGAATGGGCTCGAGATTATCAAGCGGAAGCCGTGCCAGCTGTACTAAAAAATAAAAGAGGCATCATAGTGATGGCCACTGGTTTAGGCAAAAGCTTTGTAATTTTGTGCCTGGCGATGTCTGCGGTCAAAAAACTAAAGCGAGTGATGGTCGTTGTCCCAACTGATTATTTGGTTGAACAAATATATGGGACTTTGTCTAAGCACATGGACTCGGTAACAGCTGCTGGTGGCAACAGAAAGACGGCGTTGGGTAAGAATGTGTTAGTTACTACCATGCAATCGGCTCTTAAGTTCGCGGATCAATACGATGTGATTATTACCGATGAGTGCCACCACCTTCCTAGCGAAACACTTCAGACGATGTTTCTGCATGCCGAAAAATGTGAGTACTCTTATGCAGTTACAGCTACACCGTTCAGAACAGACGGTCTGGATATTGGTATCCATGCTTTTTGCGGGCCGATTGTTTATAAAAAAGACGTTAGATGGGGGATTGCAAACGGTTGGTTGTGCGAACCATCTTTTCATATTCTGAAAATCCCGGTTCGTAGTGGAAAGATAACAGAGGATAGCTTGGCCACATCAGCGTATAAACACCTGGTTGGGTCTCCAAGCTTTATCCAAAACGTTGCTACCCAGCTGTTAAAGGCCCACGCCGCTGGCAGGAAAACAATAGTAATTACAAAGACTTTGGAAGTTGCCAACAAGATTAAAAAAGCTTGTGCCAACACCGTGAAATTTAACGTAGCTGACGCCAAATTCAAAAAACCCCTCGAGGAATTTAAGGATGGTAAATCTAATATATTGGTGGCCACCTATAGACTCGTGTCTGAGGGGGTGGATATACCTGACTGCGATTGCTTGTTTATTGTGACTCAGCACTCTTCTCCAATTACCACTTACCAATCAGTTGGTCGGGCTCTTAGGCTTTCCCCAGGCAAGAAGAGACCGCTCATAGTGGATATTGTGGCCACTGGTGGTTATGAACAGTTTGATAGAGCTATTGCAAAAAGACTTTCAGAGTATGAATGTATAACTAATGATATAACGATAAGGAGTGTTTAACATGCATGACCGCACAGAATGGGATTTGTTGGTAATTTCTGAGGATATCGAGCAGGGAGATTTGATTGAAGTGGAATACGATGACGAAAACGAGATCATGGTCTTTGTTAAAGAAAAGGATGCGAAAACTATTATACTTAAGGACAAGCACAAAAACCAAAAACTCTTTTCAAAATCCTCCCTTGAGGAAAAGGACGGCTTTGGCAAAATACTGGGTAAAGCGTAGCAAAGAAAAGAGATTTCATGCTTTCTTCAATGACTGATACTGAAAAAACTCAATATATTACCAATAAGTTAGCGGATTTGCACCCTCCGACCGAATGGGTGTACCTCAAGGAGCTAAGGATTGGTGGAGGGCACGCAAAGGAGTCTTTGCAGCGCTTGGATGCATTTGCTTTGTCGTACTTGCCATCTAGGCAAAACAAAGCCGTGGTGTACGAAGTTAAATCATCACGGTCTGATTTTTTCTCAGAGATAAAAAAACCAATTAAGCGCCGAAAAGGATTGACTTTTTCTAATGAGTTTTACTTTGCATGTCCTCAAGGGCTTGTAAAAATTGAAGAAATACCTCCTGAGTGCGGGCTTATTGAGGTGACGGAGAGCGGGGAGTTGATAACGACAATAAGAGCGCCATTTAGAGATACTTTTCCGTTGCCAAGAAATTTCATTGGCAGTATATTGAGAAGGCTTGATAAAGATCGGTTGTATAACTATCTGCAACAAATGGATGAAACGGAGTGGATGATCGAGACCGGCAACATCATGCTCGAGGTTTTGGCAACACATATAGAAAAGTGGGCAGATTTTTCTCAAGGTTCTAAAGAAATACCCGATAAGATAGCTATGGCTCTTAGGGATTTAAGATATGATGTATTACAAGAGATGATTAAAAAAGGAGTGATGCGATGAATAAGTTGTTGATTTTGTTTGCATTAACTGGGTGCGCAACTGATATGCATGATCGAGCCCCTAAATCAGAGTCGTTGGTAATGAGCGCATGCTCCAAACCATTTGTTGAGTACCGGAATAATACCATTTACCATAAGCAGGATGACCTTCAGGTTGATGTAGCATCTGTTAGATGCGGTGAGTTATACACTAATAGCCCATGCCTTGTTAAAGTAATAAAGATTAGCACCAATGATTATCATGCGGTGTGTGGTAAGAAAAAAGAACACAAAATATAATAGGAGATGGAGATCATATGACTAGGTGGCGTGAAATGTTAGTAACATTTTTGATTATTGCGGGTGTTACTGCTTTAATTACAGCTGTAATGTATTTTCCAGAAGAGACTGCCTTTGTTTGTTTCAGAATAATAGGTTGTATAGCTGTGTATGTATTGTATCGCACGGTCTGCGCAGTGTTTGATGAAAATAAGGGGCCGCAAGATGATTAATCTCAGAGTCGGTAAATACTACAAGACGCGCGGCGGGGATATTGTGCAAGTAGTTTTCGCCGGAAGCGTAAGTAAACCATTTAGTTATAGTATCGCTAGTCACACGGTGTATTTATATGTTGGGGGACACGTTAATCCATCCAAGGAACCCCACCCCGGTGACCTGGTAGAAGAATACATCCCGGAATCCACTAAGTCATCGATACCGAATGGGTTTATTGAGGTGATAGATAGTGTTAACAAGAGGCGGACATTGGTGAACGCGGAATATATTATTGAAATAGCTGAGCATCACTGGGGTGTAAGAATCATGTATTCTGGTGAAAAGTTTTTTCAGACAGAGGAGTCCTATCCAGATATCCTTAACAAAATTCATAATGCGCAAAAGGTGACTAAATGATAACTAAATCAAAAACACAAGTATCGGATATTATTAAGGAAGCTAGGCAAATAGCCGCAGATGCCAACAAACCGATGAGTCCAGCCCAGATTAAAGCTAAATTTCAGTTAAGTTTTCCGTTTACTGTTAAGCGGGTTGTTTTGAATAATACTCCAAGTGCCTGTAAACATGATTCCACTGGACAGCCAGGAGAAACAATTACTTTCCTGTTTGAGAATGAAGATTTGAAAGTTTATATATTTCATGTGGGGTGCGGTTGTATACAACCTTCATCTGGATTAAAACTCAGTCATCTTGGTATTGAGTCAGATAGCGAAAGATTTGTATTGGTGTAACAAAAAAAACACTAAAGTCCTGTAATATATTGCCGATAATACATTTTGTGAACTTTTTTTGGAGTTTTTTATGACCTTGGAATTATTAATGACCATAGCCTTGCTGTGCCAAAGGAGCCCAGCTACTGGAGCTTCAGTTATCACAACCAGTGCCCCGCAACAGTCCGAGTGTCAAATTAAGATGATAGAGTGTGTAAACAAGAACACTAAAGAGACATGGCTCGCAAACAGGGTGGAACTGTGCGTAAAAAAAGGTTTAACTAAATGAAATTATTACTATTTTCACTCTCGTTAACTACAATGAGTGGATTTACTGCAATACACATGATACAAAAAAAAGAAAATAAATGCCAACAAAGCGGCGGAACTCTTATTGAGCGCAAATGCATTAAATCAGAATGTATAACAGGAGGCACAAAATGAGCAGCAATAAAGAGGTTATTAATGTGTTTGAATCACAGTGGGAGGTAAAACATACCCCGTGCGGTAACCAATTTTATTGGCGCAGAGTTGGTAATGAACTACAATGGCGCCCAGTCGGTTTTGCGCTACTAAACCCGGATGCGGTTTTTTCTGCTCTGTGTGTAACACCCAAGGATATAAACAACGGGTTTAATAGGGTGTACCCATTTCATCCCGATCGCTACTATGTAGCAGAGATAAATGAATGGACTGCTGCAACTACAGTTTTTCGGAGCGTTGGTGTCGATAACGATGGCGTATTACTTATCGAAGGTGATAGCATAGAGCGTCAGCCGGCAGATCATTATATTATTACAATTCCATCGGGTCTAACCATTAAACACGAAGGTGATTTTATGGCACCATCGGTTTGTAACCATGATTTTGAAATAAAACCACTATTTACGGGCAGTTATAAAATTTGCAAACAATGTAAAAAAGAGGAGTATTCAGGATGAGTTACAGAAAAGTAAGAGCTGGCGAAAAAGTGTTTAGCACTGAAGGAAATCATATTGGCACTCTCGTTGGTTACACCAGAGATCGCGAGATGGTCCTCGAATTACACTCCGGAGAAATCATTAAAAGCAAGAAAACTGAGCCCGAGTCATCGTATAGAATCGGAGACTGGTCTGAAAAACTATTTGCCCGTCACATGGATATAAAACAATCGCTGATTGATACAGGTTTTGCATTACAGAGGGCTGCTAGTATTGTTCAAAACAGCGGAATTACCATTACCGAATACGATCTTGATGAATATACCGCCATAATGAATGAAATAGACCAAAAACTAAGTCTGTATATTGGCGAAATATATAAATTAACTGAACTAACCACAAAAGATATAATACAAAAAGGTAATGATGGATACAATCAATGAGGAGGTTATACCAGATATTAAAAAATGTAAAGATATTGGATCTTTGCGTGAGGCTGTTAGCAATCAGTTTCAAAAGCGAGGCATGCCAGTTGATATAAGCTGGCATGTGGCGGCAATTGATGCATCTAATTCAGATCGAAAATTCAGTAACTGGCTTTTTCAGGCGATGGCACAGTTTAAAGCACTTAAAAATCGTAATAAATTCAAGTTATTAAAAGGAGAAAACAAATGACTTACACTTACACAGCGGCACATGCGAAAAAAGATTATGAGGCAAAAAGAGCGCAACAAACAGCTGAAACTTTGGCAAAATTACCGGAACTGACGGAACAATGGATACCTCAGTGGGCTTCCGAGGGTAGAGGGGGCGTTGTGACTTGCCTACCACAACTGGCGGTGCCGCTTTTGTTAAGTCTTGGGTATCAAGTGGAGCGGCTTACAAAAGATTCGAGCGTTAGTGATCGTGACGTTTATTTGTTGCAGTGGGATGGTTTACCGCCAAATCAGCTAAACTACCAAACCGCATTATGGATGGATTGAAAAAAATGAAAAGGGTTAAGTTCACATCACCAATTACCGATAAGGATCTTGTGCATATTGAGGTGGTGTGGCCAACTCCTAACCCATTTGTTGTTAGTAGGTATCCGCGTAACGGCCACTATTGCCTAGGTATTTTAAACCCCGTCTTAAGTAACGAGGTTAATAACGATGATAGTCCTACAACTGAATGATACACATAAGGGTTTTACCGAAAACACGGATAAAATCCACAAAAAATTCTTCAAAGAAATCAAACAATTAGAGTTTGATGTGTTAATTCATTGCGGGGATATGATCGCCGCTCAGCAAAAAAATGTGGAAAAAACTTTCATCCAGCTAAGAGATGCTGCCGGTGATAAACCGGTGGCTGTAGTTCGTGGCAACCACGATTATTGGCAAAACCTTAAAAGCAGATCTCCCAAGCACGGCTGGATGAGTATGCAAGAGATCTTAAGCAGTCACACCGAATTAGCTAAAAAGTATAATATCATCCTTTTGGATGAAGGAGAAACCATTGAGACTGACAAGGTCTTTATAGGTGGATTTACTACTTGGTATCATGCAATTAAACCAGATACCAATGATTTCCATTGGATGGATTATTTTTTTGATGATATGAGAACTGTTAGCGAAGTATTAATAAAGAAGCAAGACGATCAGTTATCCGATCTCGGTAATAAACTAGTCGCAAACACCGGCAAAATCCGCGTGGTTGTTAGTCACATGCCGGTTTTTGGTAATGACTTTGACCAGAGATATACCGCTAGCTATTCCTGTCAAGATGTATTAAGATGGGAGTGTGAATACTATCTTTTTGGTCATAGTCATAAGCAACACGTAGGGTCTGATTGTTTTGGAGATACACTGGCTTATCAAACTGGAAGCCATTACGATAAACCTAAGTATTTATTAATAAATCTTTTAGATGAGGGAAATTATGCAAACAGAAACAGAGGTGAATGATAATCTCGGCGGTTTTATGCAGATTACACCAAGCCGCTCCTTGATAGCCACGCCATCCAGACTTGTGTACTTGGCTGGCCCAATCGCTGGTCTTAGCTATGATGGCGCGACCGACTGGCGTGAATACGCTATTCAAAAGCTTTATCCAATTATTGGTTTATCACCTATGCGAGCCAAAGAGTGCCTTAAACATGTAACTGAGTTTGGGCAGCATGGATTTCCTGAGCACGCGTTATCTACACAAAAGGCGATTACGGCTAGGGACAGGTTCGATTGTCAGCGCTCGGATTTGGTAATATTTAACCTTTTGGGCGCCACACGCGTGACCATTGGCACCATGATTGAAATGGGTTGGGCTGATGCTGCTCGTGTACCATCCATTGTAATTATGGAAAAAGACGGCAGTAATCTCCACGAGCACGCTATCGTTAACGAGATTTGCGGATTCAGAGCATCATCACTAGATGAAGCTATAGATCTAGCTAAGGCTATTTTGGTAGAAACAATCATGTAACAGAGGGTTTAAATGACTGTATTTTTTAACTTTTTTAGCGGTCCATCAACCGGTAAAAGCACTTGCGCCACCTATGCGTTCGCAATGTCTAAGGATGATGGATACAACAGTGAGTATGTTCCGGAAAAAGCTAAGGATTTAGCATGGGAGAAAAAAGATATCACCCTTATCACTCAGTTTGACCTATTCAGAAGGCAAACTATTCGAGAATCCAGGCTTTTTCACGAGGCGTCAGTGGTGTTTGCTGATAGCCCGGTTTGGCTGAGCGCTTACTACCCTTCTTTACAAAAAAGACCGGATGTTCAGTCAGTTTTTGAGAGCATGGTTCTAGATTATTACAAAAATAACACTAAGGAGCCGTTGAAAAATACGCGACTGTAAGGAAATAATGCCTTCAGGTATCAATTTTAATGTAAGAATTTAATATTTTTCTGTCTCTATTGGTAAGAATTGACTACCGCAATCTGTTGTTTTAGCTTACGATTCTCATCGTATATTTATATGGTAAATATGTTATATTTTCCTAAAGTTTGATCCATAATATTACGATAAGGATTTTTATAAGGAGGTGATATGAAAATTCTTCATATTGAAGATAATGTCAATTATCAAAATGGCTTGCGGTACACACTCGGTGACGTAATTTCTTATACAGGAGCTACGTCCGTTGAAGCTGCATTGGATTTGATTGAAAAAGAATCATTTGATGCCATCGTCTGTGACGATAAATTGGAAGGTAAACTTACTGGAGTTGATTTTATCAAATTTGTTCGTTCGAAAGGAATTGGAATATTAATAATAGGCTGTTCAAGCGGTAGTAACGATGCACTACTTTCCGCCGGAGCTGATTATGCAGCTTTTAAGCAATGCCTTTTTCTTGATAATGCCAAACGCGAAGATTGGATGGATATGTTGAATCGGAAGAAATCACTTCATTTCATTTTCAAACCATCTTAACAAATCAAAAAATTTTATATCCTTTTTAAAGGACTCTTACTTTGTCAAATCTTACTTTCATAGCTACGGACAGGCACGATAATCATGTCGGGCCGTATTTTTCAACGGCTCCCAAGAACGGCATTATATATTACAACGTTTGGCTTGAAAGGTTTAAACAGTATAACCCAAAAGGTCGTTTTCAAACCGAGGAGCAAGCCAAGGAAATAGATAGACTGATGAAACCATACCTAGAAAATCTTGGAGTACAGTTTTACACTATGCCGGCACGCAAGGAAGACGTGTATGCTTTTTGTAAAGAAAAGCTACAGAACCACCCAGAAGCTTTAATTGAAAACATTATTAAAGCCGATTCCATTCCCTGACGATAAGAGATTGGTTATTGGAAAGGAGTTATACAACGTCTGATGAAAAGATAGTTTCTTTGAAAGATTTCAAAAAAAATCAAGAAAAACAAGATGATGCGACGGAAAAACAAGAAACACAAGCGGGTTTTGATGAGATAATACGAAAAAACAAAGAAAATCAAGAACGAGTTAAAAGAGAGCGCGAAAAAAGCAACAAAGGTGTTATACGTAGTTACAGGCTAAAACATTAACGACCTCTTTTGATGACTCCGCTGGCTTCCACCGAGAAGCCTTTGGGGATATAAGCTAGATAGCATGCGCAATGTGGGTGCGCCTTAGGGACGGTCAATACCCAGTCTTTTTGTTTTTTGCCTCGGTTATACCCATATGGCTTAAAGTCGCTCATCTTGTATCGAATGTAGTTCCCGGAAGCATCTTTTGAAACTCCGTTGCAGTACTTACATACTCTCTCATCTTCCATAGTAATCCACACTACGTCTAGTTCGCTATCTGATGTGCCATGGATTTCAAACATCGCCTGTTGAGCTCCGGTTGAGCTGCCCTTAGCGATGTGATCCTGGATGCCTAATACGGTATTCTTTTCCTGTAGCTTCACGGTCTTTTTGAGAGCTCTTCTAGCCGCGGTCTCTTCCATGTATTTATCAGCCTTATCGGCTAACTCTTTGAGATTTTTACTAGATTTATCATCTAGATTACCGGCCTCATCCATAAAAATATTAATTTGACCGGCGTTGTGATCATCGATAATAGCAACCACTGATTGCATAATGTTATACTTTAGTTGATCAATAGTGTATTGAACCGATGGCTCAGCAGCCTTGACCAGATTTTTAATAGTCGATTCCATAAGGTTCTTGGGTAATTCCTTAGGCATCTCGCCGGTAAGCTCTTTGGCATACCCTCTCTCAGCATCAATTGCTGACAAGTAAGAGCTTATGACCGATCCGGGCACAAAATCTTCTGTTAAACCTATCTCTTCAGCCACTTCGGCAGCATCTTTTCCGCCAAAATTACCAAGAGCCAACCATTTGAAAACCTTTAAATATTTCTCTAAAACAGGCTCAATCTCTTTTAGCACGTCCATTTCAATCTTTGGAGCTTTTCCGGTCCAACCGCGAGGTAAATCATCAGATTTGGCTAGTTTTTCTTGTTTGAGGACCTTTAGAATCTCGTCAATGATAATAGAGCTTGTGAACCTGTAAGCTTTCAGGCTTTGCTTTTCGAGCCAAAGAACGAATTTAACATTCTTGGCCTGAGGGGTTTTGTATGGATCTATTTCATTCTTTAGTTTCATCTGCTTTTTTTCTTATTTTCTTTTTGTTTTCCTGTATTTCCGATGCTCGAGCAGGTGAGTATCCGTAATGAATGTCAATCTTGTTTCCACTGTGGTGCAAAGGGAGTCCCATACCGTGTAAAGGTGGCTTCTTTTTGGGTTTCGGGCCGCGCTTACCCTTCTTGCCTTCTTGATTAGACTCTTCATCATCCGTAGCGATCTCACCGTGCACTCCAGCCTTTATACTATCATTGAACTCTATTGGTATGTATAAAGAGTTATCCTGATCGTGCTCCCGATCGCTCACAAGATCAAAAATTTCTTGTAGCGCCTCGGCATTCTCAGGAGCCTTGAGTTTAACAATCGCCGAATTAAACGCTTCCTTTAATTCCGACGGCGTGATCATTAGAAGCTTACATATTTCTTTATCGCTCAGCGGCAGCCCATCCAGATCCGGAAGCATATTATGAAAACAGTAATTATACTCCGCAGAGTTTACAAACCACGGACAGCCTTGGTGGATTTTATTCGAATCCTCGCCTTTTAGGTTTGCTATCTGTGTGGCTCTAATTCTTTCCTGTGCTCTGCCGCAAGGCTGCCCTTTTTCAGCTGGGCATCCCTGGCACCTGCTCTTGCTTTTCATTCAAACCATCCTTGGTTGCTTTCGCCTTTAATTCTTTTAAGTATGCCACTTCTTTTGTTAGCAAATCTTTTCGATCTTCCATCATCCAATCAGTTCGTTGTGCAACTATGTGAACTAATTGGAATAAATGACGATTTTGAGTCTCAAGAGCCTCGATCCTGGCACCAGCTTGGTTGATGACAGTATTTACATCAGCAACGAACTGCTGCATAGTGCTTACGATATTTTCGATCGCGGTTTGTAGCTCTGGTAGGCTATAGGTGTCGCCACCGTCAGGTAGCTGACCCATATCATCGTGCATCTCTGTTGAATACTCAAAAGCTGACATGTCTAATTTTTGGTCATTGCTCATATTCGTCGTCCTCCTCATCTTCGTTTTCGTCTCTTACTTTATTGTCAAATACGTGTATGCCATCTTCCTCAAACACTATCGCCTGAACATCTGGCCGAAGGTCATTAAATGCAAACAAGATCTCTTCGGTGAGTTCCATGTCCCGCTCTGGTTCTAACTCTATGGCACGCTCAATGAAATCAGTCGCGGTCTGGAGTAATACCCTAGAGATCACAGTAGCGAGCTCGTGTTGGTTTAATATCTTTTGATCATAAAGATCATCGCACATTTCATTAACGCATGCGCTTACTGAGGTGGAAATATCTGAAATTATTAGAATAAGTAGCTTATCATGATCGGACATTTTGTCTATGTCCTCGCCGTGCTCAGCCTTATGAAGGGCCATATCCGGTAAATGTTTTTTACGCAATTCGGCGAGCTTTTTTTTCTGCTGCAGAGTAAGCGGCTTGTGTGTCACGGGATGTCCCCAATAATAGTGCCAATGTATAATAGCGAAATTGCTCATGTTTTTATTATGGCACAATCAGTGGAAATTAGTCAAGCTTTTCGGATGTATGCGCCTCAATCCATGACTCAAAGTAATACGACATGGATTTATTCAAGTTGTCCTCGCTTAAATCTGGCGACCCTGAAACTTCCTTGTACTTATCCTTTAAGCTAGCTTTTTGGTCCGGCATTTGAGGAGGCTGCTGTTGAGCATTTGGATCTGCACCCTGTTGAGCTTGTGCCTGAGCTTGTTGCTCAGCCATTTGCATTTGCTGCGACTGCATCTGCATTTGCTGCTCCTGGGACTCAAGTTGAAGTTTTGCCTGCTCTTTTTGCATTTCAATCGGCATTGTTCTTAGTTGCTGATATGCTTGATTTAAGTTTGGATCAATTAAAAAGTCATACTCTGGGATCTTGGATGCGCCCTCTACCTTAAAGTAGTGCTCCATGAAATCGCCATACTTCATATAGCGCACAACATTTTGATGGAACGCTGGGGCCAAGGGCACATCGCCACCATAAGGAGCGACCTCGGTTTTTTCTGAATCAGCAAGTAAGCTGTTCATTGTAGCGGTGGTCTGGAGCTCTTGCTGGGAGCGAGCTAGTACGTTCTCTCTGGTGTCCTCGCCTACGCCGGTATAAACAAGTCGGTAATTTTCCTTAAATCCTTGAAAAGACTCGTATAATATTTCATTTACTTGATCGTAAATGGTATCCAAGAGCATCCTGAGGCCAGTTTCCTCTCCCCTGATAATCTCTTCTTGTTTGTTGTTATTACTTAGTCCGCCGTTTCCGTCACCGAGGTAGCCGTAACCCATCTCTTGAGGGGTAATCTGCATGGCAGTACACAAAGCGCGGATGATGTGATCTTCTAGCTGTAAGAACTCCATGTCTTTGGTGGAAGGCGTTAAAGGTATAACCTCAACATCGAATGGGCCAGATATAACCGGAGTCACCGCAGAATTATCAGTTCGTAATACATAGTTATGGAACTCGCGGCGCAACTGATCCAGGTCTTCATCCGCTATCATTACCGATGGATCTATAGACTTAATAGCTAGTATACTCTTGGTTGTAATACCTTTAATGAACTGGTTTTTAAGATAGCCCAAAGCTTGCTGGTGGATAAAAACCATGTAAATAGCTAATTCTATTGGAGCTAATGGATACCCGTTAAGATCAAAATAAGCCTGCTTTTGAAAATAAGCTAGCTTCATATCATCTTCTGTGAAGAAATTGGTATCCATGCCGTTGACGCGCTGAACATAAGCAGTCGGGCGTAACTCCGGTTCGATATCATTCCAGTCTTTAGCGTCTTCGGTTGATTGAGGTTGAGTTTCGGTATTATTAGGAACCGGGGTTTTAACGGATCTGTCTTTGACTGTATAAATAGTTTCAATTGGGGTCGGCCTGAACAAAGATGGGAGACCCTTTTCGTCCCTCATCACGTGCATACCTATACGACCAAACGTTAAAAGATTCCTGGCTTGACCAACAACGTATTCAGAGAAAGTGCAGTGTTTGTATAATTGATCGCCATTTGTGAAAATTGTATTAAGAACGCTTTTTTCATTGTAGCCGCAGCTCATGACCCAATCCAGGATCTTTTTCATCTCTGTCTTGCGTGACTCAACTGCTTTATTGTAAGCATCTTCAGTAGCGAAATCCTCTTTTTGAGGGGGATTAATATCCTGTATCCTGGTCCCTTTATCGAATTTTGAATCCGATAGCCGACCAATGACCGCGCACTGACTAGCCCTCTTCGATATGATTGCGGATATATATGGATCTACTCGGGCGATATTTTTGAGCTCCTCGTCGCTCATTCTGCCCCATGCCTTTGATTCTAGATTTTCGGCCCCGGCCTGATACGCGGAGAAAACTAACTTATTTCTATCAACCTTTGGGTCTAAGTCTTTTTGATAAGGTTGAGGCTCAACAGATTTCGCTAGATCACCGTCTGAACGCATTGCCTTGGTCAGATCATCAGGACCAACAGCACCTGTATTACCAGTATCGGAGTCAAATTTAAATTTGAGACCGGTTTTTTTTGATTTTTTTGGTTTTTGCTCAGACATATCTCACCTATTATACAACTTGTGCGGTTTGAACTGTCACTTCAACGGTTTGAGATCCATTGTTTCTGGCTTCGATTTCGTGAGTACCGACGGAGCCAATAAGCAACGCTTCAAGACCAATTTTCTGAAGATTGGCCCATTCAGTCTGGCCACCAAAACGAATCTGAAGAGAATCAGATGCGCGCACCATTAAAAAGCCGATCAGATAGTTATACACTACCATACCAGCGTCTTTTAGGAAAGACTCATCGGCAGCAAACGGATTAACAAATTCTAGATAATCTGGCGATACATCAGTGATGGCGAACTTTCCTTGATTTGATGGGTTGACCGCAGAAGAGGAAATGTATAACGTGTCACCAATCTTAACCGGCCCTTGAGTGAATACTCTTAGAGCAAAATCAAAATCTGCGCCAAGAGTGATCGGCCCCTCAATACTAGAGATACCGTTGTCAATAAAGTCAATATAATTCGCGCCTTTGGCTTGAACTTGAAGCGTAAGGCTTTGGTTTGTCTCAGAAAAAGGAGATGTAAACGAATCGGTAGTTTTTTCGAATTTAATCAAATCACCGGCTACTACTGATGTGGTATTCCAGGAAGTGCCGGCTACTACTGATATGCGCTTGACGTATGGACTCAAAGCGGTGATGGTTACCTGCGTATCAGCGGCGCCGCCGATCGCTCTTTTGGTCCTGAAGGCTGGGTTGGTTCCGGTTCCATCCCATGAAAGCCTAATGGCATCACTAGTCGCTAGAGGTCTGGCCAGATCCAATCCGGTGGTTCCATCCCAGCTAATACTTCTGGAGGTTGTCGCTAATGTGACTATATCCCCCGGATATAATACAAGTTTTTCGGTTTTTTCCGAATTAACTGGTATCTCTTTGATTTCTTTAGAGATATCTGGTTGTCTTACGTTTGGGTTGCGCGATGAGCCTTGCTCGTAGATAACTAGTTGATAGTTCATATTCAAAAAAGACATAATGTATTACATCTCCTAAATTCAAGGGATATTAATATTTTACCCTGACTTATTAGAGAAGTCCAGAGTTATAAAACGCTAAAATCATTTATCTTTTAAAACTTGAATTTGATCTGGCCTTGCTTTTTGGTCTTCTCTTCAGTTTTTGTATCTTTCATGTCTACCCCAGCAATTTGCTGGATGTGATCTCTGAGGTGATTTTCGAGTCTTTGTTTTTCCCTGACTGCCTGGATCTCCGCCTCTGTCATGGTGGGGCGAACAGTTAGGTCCGGTATAATACCCTGACTGGTCGAGAAGGTGACTTTTACATCCTTGATAAATGGCGCCAGAGCGTAGCGCATTGAATCCAGGGCATGGCAGTTGTCATCATCCATAAACCTAGACATATCAATAGTCCCGTCCGGCTTCCTTACGTGACTCCAGTGCTCCATGGAGTGAACAACATGCATATTATTGTTCTCGCCGTTTGTGGTGCTGTCGTCATAGATAGCGTAATCACGGGTTCCCTTGATTGGGTTCCATAGCAAACCGCGAATAAATGAGACGCCGGGCTCTATGTGGAATTTTTCAGTAAAGCAACTGTGTTTTTTAAAGTAAGAGGCGGAACTGGCGTCAGCGCCGTCTGGGCAGATGAGGTTAGGAGGGAAAACCGTTGTGATGTTGTTTTCGATATATTGTGCCCACAAATGGTTAGCCATCGGAGTTTGCTCATAATGCAGCGTACACGCCATCTTCCATCTTGAGTGATACCCAACGATATGAGCGGCCGCAGGATCAGATGACCCCCAGTCAACGCCTATGTTAAATATCCATCCGGCATCCACCATGGCCCTAAAGCAGATCTCTTTGCTTGGCATCAACATGTTTAAAGCTGTTATACTTTCGGCGCTTTCTACCAGGGTGTCATACTCTTCCTGACTTACCCCGAAAGGGAGGTATGGTTTTTTCACCGCCCATTCATAAAAAGATAGAGCTGGCTTGACGTGATGCATTTGAGAAAACTGCTGAAACACCAAGCCTTTGGATTCTGGTTTCCAATTAAGTGATTGACCTATTATATAACTAGAATCTGAAACGTTTCTGTGGGTACCGTGTATAAATTCGCGGGTTCTTAACAGAGGGTTTTCGGCATCTTTTTGGACAACTGAGTTGGATAAACAAGGGATCCAAACAGGGCAGGTTTTACATCCTTCATAGGCGTGTATTTGCTTCCACTCAGTCCTTGACACCTCGGGGACGGATTTTAGAAAAGTCTCATCTCCCCAAATGGTCTCAAGGTTGGTGGTGTTGACGTAAGCCATTATCCTTGGTTGTTCTGGCTTATGGACTTCGGGCGGACAGCTTCTCATCATATCTGAAGTTGACCACTTATGAAGCTTATCGTCCTGAGGGCTTTTTAGTGCCCTGTCCATAATTCTTTGTACCGGACCGGAGTTACTTTTTCGTGATGATAAATAAATAAAGGCCGCAGGGATCTGAAAACCATCGTTTCTCGGGATACTGGGGTCTGCAACCCACACCGCTTCATCAACAATTGACTGCGGGGTTAAGTCCAATTCGTCGAAAATAAGGCAATTATGAACCAAAAAACCATTAGCAAAAAAATTGTGATAATCCTCAACCTGAATATCATACACCCACCTCTCTCTTTTGGTAGAGGACGCTGTTTTCGGTGTAATACTTTTGATAATGTCTGTTGTTATATTCTTTTGCTTAGTTTTAAATACACACATGCTATTGTTGCAAACATTACGCACTCCCTCAAAAACAAATCTTTTCTTGCAAACCAAGCATTCTTTTGTGTTGATTTTTATTTTGTATCGATAGGCAGGATGAATATAACTAGCTAACTCAAAGTATTTTTGCTTGTGTTTAAACGGAAAATTTAACCGTATCTCATGATACGTACGCGTTTCGCCGCCCGATGCGCGAACAATATCTGCGCACCATGCGCAATCAAATCCCATTAACTTATTAATTTCATTACACAAAAATAAACAATCATCTTTCGAAAACGAGTATGTTGCAATTAAGTTTGTGGCAGAACCATCGTCCATAAACCACACAGCAAGCATAGGCATTGTGAGTTTTATATCACGCGGCACAGTTTTTTTCCCGTTGTAATACCACCTGTTGTAATAGTGCGTCAGTACTTCACTGTTTCTAGTTCTTATTTTATCTAGTGGCTTCCCGGTATACCCGCTAATACCCTGATCGCCGGAGAAAGCGCAAAATCCTAATTCTGAGTTTAATTTTTGAGACAGCCATATAGAGTATTCGCGCACCATTGGTGTTTTAGTCATCACGAACGACGCGTTTGTTTTGCCTGGCTGTCCTGGGTGTCTTTTCTTCTTTTTCACTAAGCAGCCGTCGCCAAGCAAAGAGCCATCTAGCATCTCTGATAATGAAAAATTATCAATAAAATCAACATTAGGCTCTGGATATGGATTGTGTATGTGATCCTGGATATCAATGCGACCAAGAATGCTTGATTTATTAAGTATGACTTCTCCGCCAATCTGCAGATTAGAGGCGTTTGTAAACACAAATTTCTTTCCATCCCATTCTGTGGCAAATGGGTGGGATGCTGTTGTTTCAACTACTTTTCCAGACACGGTCTCGATCACAAGCCTTTCCGGCTCTAGACTTCTTTGTATAGCAAGGATTTTCTTTCTTTCGATGACAGTCGTCTTAGGATTGACTGCCATTGTGTAAATCTCTTCTCCTCGCTGCATTCGTTGCCACAGCCCATCCATTGTAATATAATTTATGCGACCGGTCCCTGCACTGTAGCTACCTTTTGCAGACGCCCACTCTTGATCGCTGGGCCACATAGGTATCTTGGTTTTACCAGCAAAACAACTAGCGCGGTCCGAATTAGCCCCTTTCAGGGTTGCGGTGACGATTTTGGATCTGGCGGTTGATTTGGTGGCAAAGTCAGTAGCTGGCAGGTTATGAAGCTCCAACGTTCTGAAGTTACTAACTGTAATATACGGAGTCATATCAACCTTTTGGCCGATTTTTCCGTAAAACTGGTTAAGATACCTAGTAGCTGCTGACGACTGGTTAAGAGTAGCAGCAGTATGCGCATCGTCTCTTCTGAATTGCAGCATACTGTAACAATGAATCCCAGAGGAAATCAGGGTTTTAAAACCGTTACGACATGCGGCAACTATGTGAGTTGATTGACCTTTTCCGGTAAGCATAAACTGATAAACATCCCACATCGCTTTTAGCGGACTGCTGGTGCTATCAGGATCAACCGTATCCCAAGGGAATGACACATCCAAGAAATATTGGCACCACTCATCAAGTCGCTCAATACTATCGACCGGCTCGAATAGGAATTTCATCTTTCTGAATGTTGCTTGGTCCATTATTTTGTACCAGATGTAATACGGCTTTTTGGAATGTCTATTACTTCAGCGTTGTCGCCTGGTTTACCGCCCTGAAGGTTAAGAGTCAGATTAACGCTGGGTTGCTCTTTATCTCCATCCGGCTTAAGGCTATTGATCATATTCATGAGTTTCTCTAAACCATGAATATTCTTGGGTAAAAGAGCGCAAGAACTAGGGTCTGCTCGACCCGCAATAATATCCGCCAACTGTTTCTGTAGCGTTACGTGAGTCGCAACAGCCAGAAGATTAATAATGTCGTGCTGCACTCCTGCGAGCGCCCCAAGCTTATCCTTCTCAAGATTATCGGCCTTGGCCAACCACTGATACCGCATGGCAGTAAGATATATTACATCTACGGGATAAGCAGTCTTCTTGGCGATACTCTCCAAAGACTCCCCAACTAAAAACAACATAAAAGGGCCGGCCTCCTTATCTGGCGACAGATAGGAAACCTGACCCCTTGCGATAGCGTTCTGTATAGAGGTTATTTTTTCAGGAGGGAGGTTTATGGAGTTTTGAGCCACCAAGGCTTTGACGTCATCCATTAGTCTTATCTTCTTTTGTTTGAAACCTAAGCGTCCACAAAGGGATACCCAAAAACAGTCTTAGACACCCAAGACGGTAGGTCATATTTTTAGACTCTTTAATTAGAACTGGATGTTTCCATTCTTTATCGTAAACTGATATAATTACTAATCTTTTTGATGGGTCAATAGTAGCTGCAACATTCTCCACGCCAAGTTCTTTAGAGATCATAGAGATTATAACCGGGATATGGTTTTGAGTAAGCCCAGCCATTATCTCTTGGTCAAATGCCTCAAGTCTTTTTTTTATTATACTTTCGACTGAAGACATTGTTACTCCATTGGGATTTTGCCAACAAAATAAGAAGCTGCGGCTTGCTCTATTACCGAGAATAAACTGATCGCCCTTGAGTTAACTTGGCAAGATTTTTCTAGGCCGTTCACGTCGAACAATAAGGTAAAGATCAGCTTACCGTAGTTTTCCTCGTCGCTCATGTTTTTAGAGATTTGTTCTTCCGCCCAAGCCGGTAGTGTAAACTCATCTTCTAGTAGTAATTCCGCTAACTTACCTTTTCTTACTTCCAAAAGTTGTTTTTGGATTGGCGACTCTTTTTTTGGTAGGTTATTGACGTACATATCGAAGAAATATGAACCAAGCGACATGTAAAAGTTTACAACATCCGTCGGAAGCTTGCAGCCAAAGTAAGACAACTCCTCCTTCATTTTTGGAGGGAGTTTATCAGCCACCTCAGATAATTTAGCGTCACGCTCTTCGCCTGTATAATTAGCATAGATCATCTGCATCTCATCTTTTATAACATCGGGTGTTTGAGACGCTATGACTGCCGACACGGGCAGTTTAACCACCTGTTTTGTGTTCTGTAGTGCCAAAATATCCATGATTTCCTCCTTAGAATTAAATAACTTAACGCTCATGAATTCTAATGTTTTTTGGTGTTCCCAAAAACCTTCCGTGTCTAACAAATCGTCATCGACCTCATTAAGGGAGCATTCGCCGCATTCACAAAAATCACTATCCATGCAATGCCCCTCCAATAATATAATACATCGCATGAAATCTTTTGTCAACTCTCCCCGTTCACATCCTTGATCACAGCTCTGGTGTCGGCATTAGGGTCAGAGGCTGCGCTTCTCACTGCGACCGTCTTCTCAACGGTCCTGGCGCCCACATAAGTGCCTAAAACTATTGGCAAAGTTGATAAAATATCAACATCTTTGAACCACGCCAAAGCAAACAAACCAAGCACGCAGATCATCGTTAGTATAAATGAAAGATAATGTTTCGCAAGATTAATATTTCTAAGCCACTTCATTTTTAATCCCCTTAAGGCTTAAAGTATCGAACACCGCTAGCCGGCGCCCGATCGTCAATATGAACCCAATTGCTACCGGGCAGTTTTTCCATCCGAAGACCAAACTCCTCGAGTTTCGGGAGAACTATCTCTCGTAGCTTATCACAACTTCGTGATCCGGATACCCAATCCACGGCCTTACCTTCGATGTGCGCCGATTTAGGGACGCCTTTAACGAAAGCGTTGTAGTCTTTGCCGTGGTGTTCGGTTCCAGGTGCATTAACTTTATTAGGTCTGATCCACACAGAAACTGTTATACCAGTTCCAATGTGATCTCTGACCATATCCATCTTTTTGGCTAGCTCGACGATGTTGAACTTCTCTGCGCTGGATGGAATGTGCATAATCTTCCAGCTGGGGAGGTATAAAGCCTCTTTCACCGTGAAATACTTTGATATTTTGGTTTGCGGATTTGACCAATCGATCTTATCCCATTCTAAATACTGGAAACCATTGGCTGGATTTGACATAAATTCTCCTGTAATAACACTTATTTGCAATTTTACCACAGGAGTGTATAACGGGTTAATCCTTTTTCTTTGGCTCATCAGTCATGGTTTTGTTGATACCTTTTAAAAGATCGATAATTCCACCCATTCTTTCTTGCGCGGTCTTTTCTTTTGGTTTAAAGGATTTGGGTATTTTTAGTTGTATAACATTGTTTTTCATGATTTTCCCCCTGGTGTTAAGAAGTGGTTGATTAATACGCAGTGAAAGAATACAAAAGTTTGCTGTTTGACCAACCGAACCTTCTTATTTTTTCGATTCCGCGCATGCATCTAAAGCCTGTGCCAATTCAAAACTGGGGTCGGGGTCCTTCATAGCCGCATCAACAACGGCCAATAGCTGTGGAAGGGCCTCTTTTAAAGTGTAATAATCATCAATAATCTCATCGACTTTTGTAAGTGCGTTTGGCTCTTTTAGCCCACGAAGACGATCAATCATACTCATCTTTTTATCTCCTGAATATTTTGAATTTCAAAATCGTCATCATTGAACAGGCTGCTCCGATTCTAACTAGCTTTGCAAAATGCATAACACACGATGTCATGAACTCTTTTTAAATTATTTCCGTCCGTATTATTCAACCGCTCCTAAATCGTTGTGTGTTATTTTGGCTTGCAAATTCTCAAAATGCGAAAATTCTACGAAATGAATTAAAACAGGCGTAAGAATTTCTGTATAAATTAAACGTGATGCTATTTTCATGTACACATCATTTTGAAAGAAGTTGTGTTTGTTATTACATCCATTGTACTCAGGCATTTATTCATCCGGCAAAAAAAATGTGATCAAAAATAACACTGAAACAAGCGTTAACGCTAGTATATTACTTTCTTTAGCGGTAAGCTCAATCCAAAAAGTTTCTAGTATTTCCAGAAATGTTATCAATGCGCCGCCTCCTTATCAATACCGCACTTAGTACAAATTTCATAAACCTGTGTTAGTAAAGATCTGGTTTGCCAATCGTGTTGACACGTGTTATCGATGTGCACACCATCGAGTGAATTATATGCACTATTTGTGCCATTCATTTCGGATTCTTTTTGTAAATACAACCAGTAGGGGAGAAGATCAGTCATTTTGCCCTCCTTATAGCGGCTTTTCTATTCATATGATAATGAGTACCAATATTATCTAATATTCTTAAATACACCAAGGGGTATACATCCGTGGAGGTTGGTAGGGTGCCACTGTCTTGTGTGTTGGTAAAAATATTCATTCTTACCGTTGATGCCCAGACTCTATATTTTTCGTAATTATACATCGCTTTTACCTTTCCAGGCTGAAAAGCTCCGGTGATAGAGCCTTGGGTTTAGTTTTAAGAAGTTCTAGCATAGCCCACTCGAAACTGGGTGCGAGATATGGTCCGTCTAGCGGGATCAGTCCTTGCCTGTACACCGCAGCAACGGCAGCGTCGCCTATCCATCCCAATTCGTTATAATTATAATAAAAACTGAAATACCGCCGCTCATCAGTTGTCATTGTGCTGTAACCCCAACTTGTTTAGAGTGGCTGTTTTTAATTCCTGGGCCTTAATCATTGCGCGTATGTAAAAACGAATTTTCTTGTTCATTAAGTGCGAATCATTAAATGTTTCGCCATCGGCCCCTCGGTAATACAACTTAGGGTATACGGTCCCGTAATTATACTTTTTGTATTCGTGCATTACCTAGTCCCTCACGACAAGAATCATATATTGCTGCGCTGAGGCGCACCAGCGGTTCCCTAATGTTTTTTATCACATGGGGGTGCATATCATACACCGACAACCCGAGATTCTTTTTCGTTATCAGCAACCGGTGTAGTCCGTCGCTAAACTCTCTAACCATTGGCATCCATTGATCGTCGTAATTATACATCCCGCAACCCGTTCAGTAAAGGTTTTTTGATGGATGCGTCGGTGTGACGCATGAGCGCTTGCAAAATAAGCGACGTTACATAGTGCGGATTTGCCAAAGCAATGTATCTCCACCTGTGCCCTAATGCGTTGCATGTTGTATAATTATACATACTAAACCATCTTCAATGGGTGTGACTGTTTTCGAATATCGCGACGCATAAATGTTAAGACCTTAAGATCCGTTCCATTGAGAGGTATAGATAACCTGCACGCAAGAGTAAAAATAATCAAACTAAATTCACGTGAATGTTTTACGTAATTATACATCGTCAAAACCCGGGGGTATGTTTTTTAGTAATCCGGAAGCTCTAAAGTTTTTAAATTGCGACATATCTTTCGTTACCAACTTAATCATCTCAAATGATAGATCAATTCGGATCACGCTCCAATGGGTTTTCGTGTATTTGTAGTTATACATCATGACACAGCTCGCGTGAGTGGAGCGTTCCGATTGGGTTGTAGCTAGCAATGTAAGTTCTAATGAATAAACCAGTCATCGTCTGTAGTGGGTAACCAGGTGTTGTCCCTATTGGATATAAACAACTTGTGAACGAGGGATGTAAATCAAATTGCAACAAATCAACAGAATCATCAAACTGTTGTATCATGCCAGCCCAAGCGGAGTTGTAATTATACATCTAGTGATCCTGTAGGTAGATTGTTTTACAGACATCAACGACCTTTTTGAGTACCAACTCCTGCACAATAAGAGTTGTCACATACGCGGTGTGGGATGTGGCGATTAAGTTTATATACATCTGGTGACGCCATCTTCCGAGTGATATATATTTATGCACTTTTCAATCCTTTCCCGCAAATCTTAACAAATGTTTCATTGGCAAAGAGCAGATTACGCGTAATAAAAATGTGTATTTTCGTGATATCTTCCCTGCATCGGTTTTCTACAACCACTGGCTGATCGGATCGACGCAAATAAACGCCAAGCCGGAAGTTGTATATCATTTCCGGACGCGTGATGTGATAGTTACATAACATTTCCGGTCGCATTATGTGATAGTTATACATCGCTTAACCATTGCGCCGTGATGCTCTGTACGTACAGTACGTGTAATTCCTGAAGCGCATGCGCAACAACTGTCACGTTCTGTGTCGGCGGAATAATAATGAAATCACAATATGTTGTCGTGAACCAAGCTCTCTGATACTGATGCTTATACATTATCTAACCCCTCCTTTACTGCCACGAAGATTCTCGCGTGCGTTAGCGATATACTATACAATAACGTATTACACAAACCGAGACTGAGAGTGTGCGCCTCAGCGCTTCCCTCAATTGTATTAAGAATACTCAGCTCTCGCATCATTCGGTGAAACATCATATCGTTACTTGTTTTGTATTTACACATCTCTCAGCCCGTTTTTGTGAATATTACCAATCGTCTTTCTTTCGTGGTGTCTCAATTCATCAAACATCAGGCTTATACGGTTATACACTTTTACATCAACCCGCCCAAGCCATCTGTTTGCGGATATCCTGGTAGAACCATCGATATCAACAGCGTAAACACCACCAACCACACCAGTACGAATGTAATAACTCCCCAATGATACACCGGTAATACGGAAAAATTCCGGAGAATGGGTATGATGCATGATCTTCAAGCCTTTAATATCACTGAGTTATTTGCCAATTAGCTATTATCGCCATCTCTTGGAAGTCGCTCATTTACTTCCTTTAACACATCCTCAAGGTCGTCCTTGGGAAACCGAGTGTCCAGACGCACCAAGGTTCGCTTAATCATCTGGTTAGCGGTCGGTGACTGAAACGAAAGATCTGCGGCCACCTCGACAACCCATCTAAAATATTTAAACTCTCTGAACAAATCCGCTAACTCATCTTCCAATTCCGTGACTCTATCATCGATACCGTCATCAGCCTCTTCGCTGCCGTAATAATCCTCAGGCAAAATCACTCCCACCGATAACACAACTAAAGGAGCGAACAAAAACGACAGCGCCCAAATCAAAAGTCCTTGGACCCTATCTTGCGGAGCATATAAAGCGATAAGCACCGGTAGCGCCATAAGCACAGCGATGCCAATTAATGAAAGAAACTGTCTACCGTAATTAGTTTTCATACTCACATCCTATGGAGTTATAATAAACGGGCAATTAAAGTACCGAAAATTCCCTGAGTACCCGCTTTCTTTGCTACGAAAACAAAAGTTATGTCTACCTATCCTTAAATAAACCCATATTCTTTTATCTAAGGTACGGTAAATAAAAGATATTTTTACCGAATCATTGCCGAAATTAAGGAGCGGTTGAAATTTACCTCAAGTATAAACAGAGCAATCATCACAGCCCCACAACATTCAAAGCGGGACAACATCTCGTTTTTTAAGTTCAGCGATAGCATCTGTTATTTTTTTGCGTAAAGAGTCAATTTCCACCAAACGAGACTCTACTTCTTCCTGTGATTGCGGTGGGGTGTCTGTCAGTTCCGCCATTCGTTTTTGGATCATTTCGAGTTCTGATTTCCTCATGACTCTTCCTCCACTGTGTTAGTTAACTATTTTTTTGCTTCGGCATTAAACTTACTCGCTGTATTAATCAACCGCTCCTAATACACATGCTAACCTCCTTAAGCATCATGGCCTACAAACACCTTATCGGCTAAATTAACCAAAACTTTAATCCGGCTCACACGAATCAACAAATAGCCAAAAAATCACAGCAATCAAGATGATTACGGTCAAATCGTACAGCATTTTCTGATTACCTCTTTTGTTATACATCGACAGAAGCGAAACACCCTTTGGAGGTCATTTTGACGTATTTGGAGGTTAGTATTGCATTCCCGGTCTTTTCACAAACAAACGTATTATGGAGATACGGATTGTAAATAATCCTCACCCACTGTTTAACTTTAGGGGATCTTTTTAGCCTAAACCCCACAACCCCGGCATGAACATTTTTTCTTTGCTCTGTAATAACCCTTGTCCTTCCAGCCTGAGAAACTTTGAATATACACGTACTTAGGTACATTGTTGTACCTCTTTCAATAACTAATCCGGTTTCGGTTGATTTGGCGCTCCAAACCACGCCTCGCCTGTTTAGATTCCGGTAAACAAATACCTTGCTTTTCGATTGTTTGAGCATTTACTTATCCTCCTTAAATACAGTTAGTTGTTAGAGCTGCTCTTCCGTCTCATTTAGATACAAAAGGCTACTGCGATCCTCTCACTCATGCTTCCTCCGTGCCGAACAACTTATCGCACACTTGTTCAGGATTCATAATACCCGCGTTAATCATTGCAAGTCGTATATCATTCCGAGACACTAGTATAAGTTTAGCTGGTGATTCAAGCTCATAGTCTGTAGCTAGCGCGTCTTCTATTTTAATCATCCATTGATAATCGAACTCAGCATCAAGTCTATGAAATGTTCTACCTGGTATACTAGCTCTACGATATTTTCTACCAGATGCGTGAGCTTCAGTTAAGCTTAGATTCTTAGTCTTCATACTTCCTCCTCCGGTGCCGCGAGGGTGTTTTCTAAGATTCGACAACTAATCTCGCAGCCGTCTGGGCAATAACTATTATGAGACTGCAAGTCCTTTAATGTATCTTTAGCCGCTTCCACCACAGCTCGAAGCTTGGGGTAGGCTTCCAACACATCAAAGGCCACATTTTCCCATAGTTTGTCTGTATTGAAGCTAGTGCCATACTCTTCTGCTGCGGCAATCTTGCCGTCCAACCGCTCAATCAACTTGCTCATACTTCCTCCTCCAGTGCTGCTAGTGCTGCGTAGAGTTTATCTGCAATTAACTCGCATCCGGCATCCTCACAATCTAATGCAGCCTGCCTAGCCGCCTCCACTACAGCCAGGAGTTTAGGCTGAGTATTATATAATTCTTCAATCTTCCCTAATTCAGCAAACAACTGTTCGCACAAAGAATCATACTCGGCTACGTCAGGACCATGCAAGCCTTCTTCACTTCTGTACTTGACGTCCAACTCTCGAAGCCGTCTTAAATCTATCATACTTCCTCCCGCATGGCTTCGTCCCAGGCTCTAGCAGCGTTTTCCATGTCATTGGCCGTGTTATACCAACCTATCTGTCTTAGTATAGCCCCTGATTGACTGACCGCCTTACGCATTGCCTGCCCAGCCTTCAGCGCAACTATGATTTGCTCTCTAGCCTCCTTACTAATGTGTGGCAAATTCCAACATGCGGTATCTATAGATACCTTGTTTGAGCCTAAATCTTCCCACACTGGTTGCAAAGCTTTAATCATCTTGTCCAAGGTCATACTATTTAATCCCTATAATTTGGTTTTCACGTACACTAAATTGTTGATAAGCTGCCCCTGTCCACCCAGTACATTCAACTTTGATAGTGTACAATATCCCACCTGAATCTCTCTCATAGTTAATTATTTTACCAACATTAGGACATGCTTTACTCCAAAATTTCCCTCTCTCAGACCATTTGAATACAACTATATCATTTGCAAAAAACTTAGGTTTAATTACAGTACAACTAGCGAGAAGTATTACTAGACCTAATACTTTCATTATTCATCCTCCTTTGTAGCTTCGTCCCAAGCTACCATTGATTGTGTGTAGTTTCCTGTCAGTTTGATATCGTCATACATATCCTGCCCAGCCTTCAGTGCGGCCACAATTCGACTGCCAAGTTCTTTACTAATCCAAACGTCGCCAAACTCGACTTCGAGATTTTCTAGTGTGTTAATCAAACTCATATTTCCTCCTATTTAGTCAATCCTTCCTTAACACATTTAACAATCCTACTGACTCCTCTTTTCCACAAACACTACACTGTCTATAGTTACTTGTGAACAGTGTACGTATTTCCCAGTTATGATTGCAACTAATAGTCTGGCTACTTACCAATCTCTGCTCATCAATTTTAATATCAGGTGGGAAAGTATAAACACTTTCCTCTCTTACAGCCCACTCTTCGATAGCAACTGAGTATCTCACATAATCTGAAATATTAATTAGCAAAGAGCCTTTTATTGCGGTTAAACCTAATTCCCCCGGTAAATTACTAGCATCAGCAAGTCCATGTGCGGTCCAAACTAGACGGTCTCCCTCCCTGTAGTAATAATAGATCATATACGGGGTTACCAGCGTGGAAACATCACTTTTAAAAGTACCTATACTCATCCTTCAACTCCTCGCAGTATTTAGACCAGGCTTCAAGCGTGGCGACTACTTTGTTGTAGTAAGCCAGGGCTTCTTTGTGGGTTAGGAAAGACAAGCTGTCCACTACCTTATCCGCCTGTCTATTCAATCCCTGAATGAAAATCGAATCAAGATATAGCGCCGGACATGATATAGACGCTATGGCTGTTTTTAACCCGCCATTAGACAACCTAAACTTACCCCTAAGCCTATCCTCCAGACTCCCCTTAATCCTCATCGACACTGTTTTGTCATCAAGTTCTATGTGATAGTGTGTGATACTCATGGCTTCTCCTTAAAATAACGCATGATGTCTTGCTCAGTACTTAAGTATCCCGTTGGGCCGCCCGACAATCCAATTATCTCAGGCTCCGGCGCCGGCTCAGCAAGCACATCGATATTAAGTTACTCATGACTACCCCCTAATAGTTTAATCAACGCGTCTACTTGTGCTTGATGTTCTTCAGCATCAGCAGCATCAGCAGCATCAGCAGCATCAGCAGCAGCAGCACGAGCAGCAGCATCAGCAGCAGCAGCAGCAGCATCAGCAGCAGCAGCAGCCGCCCAAGCAGCAGCAGCAGCATCAGCAGCAGCAGCAGCATAAGCAGCATAAGCAGCAGTACGAGCAGCAGCCAACTCCTCTTCAGTAGCCTCACCTTTAGCAAATCTTTCAGCTACATCACAGGCAGCTAAACTCATGGGATCGGGGTTAGGTATCCTAGATAAAGC